CGGCGAGGCGGGCGGTGACGCTGACGCGGGGGTCCACGCCGTCGGGGGGGAGGGTCACGGCTGCGCCTCGGGCCATGCCCGCTCGACGGCCCGGAGCCGGGCCTCCCACGGGGCGCGCTCGTCCCGCCGGAGGGCGAGTCGCCCCTCCGCCCGAGCACGGCGCATCGCGGCGTAGAGGCCACGTCGGGCCCCCGCGAACTCCGCCACCATCTCGGGGCGGGTCACGGGAGCACCTCCCGCACCCTCGCCTCCCACGCCGCGGTCAGGGCCGCCGCCCGGGCCTGCATCTCCACCGACGGGCCCGACCCGAGCCCCCGGGCCCGCTCCTCCGCCCACGCCCGATCCTCGGGCGTCGGGGCGAGGCGCGCGAGCGCGAGGATGGCCCGCGCCCGGAGCCACGCCGGGCCATCGGCCCGGGGCCTCGTGGCACCAGGCCGCGTCCGCGCCCATCATGCCGGGTGGGTGGGAGCCACAGGACTCGTAGTGCCGCGTCGGCGGTCCTCGCCTCCGCGCACGGTCACGCTCTTTTTGTTCGGCGCTCGTGTAGCCCGGGTTGACGGTCCGGGAGGCGGGGAGGGCTCGGGTCACTCCATCCCCCACGGATCGAGCGTCAGGGTCGAGCGAACGTGCAGGGCGACGGCGCGCATCTCGGGTTCGCGCCACGCTTCGGCTTGCTCGTGGGCGCCGCAGAGGCCCGAGGGCCGCGCGGGCTCGGGGCAGGCGTACCAGCCTCCCATCATCCAGCGCTGGCCGCGGCAGAAAGGGAGGGGGTGGACCCAGCGGGGGTGCGGGTAGGTCACAGGACATCTCCGAGGGTGGCTTGGACGCCGCCGCCGGCCTTGCGACGCGCGATGGTGTCGAGGTAGTGGAAAGATGCGTCGAGGCCGATGCCGAGGCGGCCGAGGTCATGCGCGACCCGGACGGTGGTGCCGCTGCCCACGAAGGGGTCGAGGACGACGGCCGGCACGGGCTCGGCTGGGGGGCACGCGCACGTAGCACGCCAGCCAGATGTTGCCCGCCTAGTAGACATCGCTTGGCGGAACATCACCGTAGGACTTCGGCTCCGCGAGTGTCCGCCCGACTCCCGGGCGTACTCATCGTCCGGAACGCTGCTCTCTTGGCTGCCGATCTCCCGCAAGACTACCCGCGCCCACGGAGCCCCGCAGGCAGGACAGACCCCCTTCGCGCTCGTGCCCGCAAGGATGGCGCGGCGGGGTATTTCCTCGGTGAATGTGGCAAAGTGGGCGTCAGGTGTCGGGGTCGTGGCGAGATGCCAGACGTCGCGTTGGTTGCGGCCGGCGGGATGGAACGCGCCGGGCTCCCCGGGCTCCGGGGCCTGACGGCGGCCTCCCGCGTGCGGGCTCTCGGCGGTCTTGACACGGTGGAGTCCGCGATGAGGCGGGCCCCCCCCGGTCACTTCGGTCCACATAGGGGATTCCGCGACTGAACCGCCGTCCGCCGTCCGGTTCTGCTCCTTCGACGTATGCGGCTCCCGCACGGCATCCGCGTCGCAGTAGTAACTGTCGCTCTTGGCAAGCAGGAAGATGAACGAGTGCGAGCGCGTGGGCCGCCAGGAGCCGCGCCGGAGCACGAGGCCGTCGTTCTTCTCGCAGTCCTCGCAACCAGGACAGTCCTCCCACACCGCATGCGGCTGCTGTGCCACCGGTCCGGAGGACTCCCGCCTATTGCCCGTACCGGAAGCGCGTGCGTCGTGGATGGTGCGATCTGGCGCCGGGGCCACCTTGCTCCTATGCTGCTGCCACGCCCATCCGCTGATCGATTCCGGCATACATCCCTTCTTGGCCCACACGACGTCGGAACGGAGGTACCACCCGTCGTCGCGGAGGGCAAAGGCCACGGCCCACGGGATGCCGAGCAGGTCGAGCGGCTTGGCCGCGCCGTAGTCGTTCTGCCACTTGCCCACGGGGGTCTCGCCGGTGCCGTCGGGCATTCCGTGGTCGTTCTCGCTCTTGGCGAACCCGCCCGTACCGGCAAATGAATCGCCCAGCTCGAGCCAGCACGTTCCGTCGTCGCGGAGCACGCGCCGGACCTCGCGGAAGACCTCTACGATATGGGCAACGTAGAGCGCGGGGGAAGGTTCGTTGCCGAGCAGGCCGCGCCAGCCGTCGGCCCACGTCGAGGGCTCAACGCCCTTGTAGACACGGAGACCGAAGAAGGGAGGGGAAGTGACGACACAATGGACCGAGCCGTCGCGGAGCGGCAGTCGTCTCGCGCTCCCGTGGATCAGCATGTCACTGCCCTCCGAGCCGGGAAGACACGCGTCGCCCGATCCAGGCCATCACGGGAACGACCATGCTGTTCCCGAGGGCGCGGTAGCGGGGGCTGTCGCGGGCTGGCGCGCCCCGGTAGGGGATGAGCGTATGGTCATCGGGGAATCCCATGAGGCGCTCGCACTCTCGTGGGGTTAGTCGTCGGACGCCGAGCGACGTCCTCAACAAGGGTACGCCATCCATCTTGGGTTGCCCGTGCGAAGCACCCACCGTCTCGACCACGAACGTCTCGTTGTCTTCCTCGCTCCGGCTCGGATGGGCGTTCAGGGAATGTGCGATCAACCGACCACCTTGCGCGTCGTTGTCGTCTGCCCCGCCCCCCGAAGCCCGGCCACCGCCCTCAGCGCCGCGAGTAAGTCCGGCCGCAACGTTCACCTTCGTTTCGCCGCCCGGCGCAGGATCCCGACGCAGGCTCTCGGGCTCAAGAAGTACCGGCGCGCGACCGGCCGCCGCTTCTTGGGCTTCACCATGACACCTCCTAGCCTCACCAGAGGCCGCGCGGACACTACCACGTCGGCGCGCATCGTCAAGAAGAATCCGCGCAAAATTTTTCGTGTGAGGGGAAGTGCCGCGCTTCCCGGTGGATCACCCCCGGGGGAGGAGCGACGTGGCGGCACGGTGCGCGGCGACCGTGAGGAGAGCCTACCCCGGGCGGGGGACGCGCCTCGGGCCGCGGGCCGCTCCCCGAAAAGGGCCGACGTAAGTTATGTTCCGGTATAGCGTTAGAAGAATCCGCGAAGAATCTTCGCGTTTTCCTTGACACGCGCCGGGCGCGTGCTATACTTTGGCCATGGATACGACCTCGACCCGCGCGACCTGGGCCCGCCTCCGCGACGGATCCTGGGGCGCCCGGTGCGCCCCCTCGGTCGCCCGCGTGGGCGTCCGTCTCGTCCTCCTCGCGGCCTCGGGCCGCGAGACCACCGTGGAGGTGACGGCCCTCGTCGCCTCCTTCCCGAACGCCGCGCTCGTGCGGGTCCGGGAGATCCCCTCGACGCGGCCGGCCCCGGTCGCCTCCGCGCCCGCCCCGGCCCCCGCCGCCCGCCGGGCGGCCCCCGCCCCCTCGGGAGTGCGCCGGAACGCCCGGCCCGCCCCGTGCGATCGCTGCGACCGCTCCCTCCCCGCCGGCGCGGGCAGCCTCTGGCGCTGCCTCGGATCCTCCTCGGGCTGCCAGGCCCACTGGGACGGCGGCGACGACGGCTCCGAGGGCGGCTGGCACGTGTCGTGCCCGCCCGCCCAGGCGGCCGCCTGCGCGGCCCGGGCGGCCGAGCGGGTCGCGGACGCGCGCGCGGCGCAGGCCGCCGAGGCCGCGCGCGTCGCCGCCCGGACCGCGCTCCGCGGCGTCTGCGTCCGGCCTGCCCCCGAGGGCGCACGGACACTGGTGGACCCCGCCCCCGCCGACCGGCCGCCCCTCGGGGAGCCGGTCGAGACCGTCTGGCTCGGCCGCCGGACCGCGGGGTCCGAGCGGCTCTACCTCGGTCCCGCGGGGTATTGTTACGTGGAGTCGTCCTACGACGACTGCCACGAGTGGTACGGCCTCCGCACCCCCGCCCTCGACGCGGCGGTGGCCGCCTACCGCGCCCTGGCGGGGGCGGTGGCCCCGTGACCGCCCCCACCCCGGGCTACGAGGCCGCGGTCGCCCGCGGCTACCTCGCCCTCCTGGCCGGGACCGCTCCTGGCCAGGCCGCCCTCCGCTCGCTCGGCTACCGGCCGGGCGAGCAGCCCCGGACCGCCCACGCGGCGGTCCGCATGGCCGAGGAGGTGGCCCAGCACCTCCTGCGCCGTCTTGCCCCATGACCCCGCCGCCCCCCGGGGCGGCAGAAAGGATCCCATGACCCCTCCCACCCACGTATTGCTCGGGGCGTCGGACCCCGAGATGGAAGCGATCGAGGCGCTGGCCCGCGCGGCCGGCCTCTCGGTCTACTACGCCGCCGTCCGCGGCCCGGACGTCTCCCTGCGGCGCGTCGGCGCCGGGGAGGCCTACCGGGCCGCGCACGCCTCCCGGCTCCAGCCGGGAGACGACCGGCCCGTCGACCCCGAGGCCCTGGCCCGCGCGACGGGCCGGGTCCTCCGCGTCGAGTGCGACGCGGCCCCCGGGTCCTTCCTCGCCCGCACCCTCGGGCAGGCGGACGTGGTCGTCTGCGACCACCACCGCCCCGGGGACTCCGGCTTCGGCCGGCCCCCGGCGGAGTACCTGCCCGCCTCCGCCATCGGGCAGGTGGCCGCCGCCCTCGCGGAGCGGCTCCCGTGGCCCGCGGCGGTGGACTGCGCCCTCTCCGTCGGCCACCCCGGCGGGTGGGTCCTGGTGGACGGAGACCAGGACTACGCCGGGCTCGTCTGGGTCCTGGGCCGGGCCGACGGGTCCACCGTCGTCCCGCCGAACGACCTCCTCCTCCTGGCGGCGTCCGATCACTGTCCGGCCGCCGCGTACCGGGGCCGGTGCCCCGGCGTGGACCCGGACCAGCTCCGGGACTGGCGCGCTCGGACGCGCGCCGCCTTCCAGCGCCGCTCGATGGAGGCGGTGCTGGCGGACGTGGAGTCCGCCTGTGCCGCCATCCTCGAGGCCCCTGGGGTCCGGCTCGCCTCCTCCCGGTCGGGGCACTGCGGGTGCGACGTCCGGGACCTCCGCGGACGCTACGTCCCCGAGCTCCCCGAGGCGTCGCTTCGCCTCGGACTCCCCGTCCTCGTTGACGGGCTCCCCGGCCCGGACGGCCGGAAGAAGGTCGTCCTCGTCGGCGACGAGGACGGCGACGCCGTGCGCGCCTTCCTCGGCGACTGGGCCGCCGGGCAGGGCCTCACGGACCTCTACGGGGACCCCGCCCGCGGTTTCGCGGGCGGGTACCTCCCCGCCTGACCTCTTCCCCCCGGGGGCCGCACCTCGCGGCCCCCCTCCCCCGAAAGGAACTCCATGACCCCCGCCGACGACGTCCTCGCCTACCACTGGGCCGACACGACCCTCTTTGACGGGCGCCCCCTGCCCGCGAAGGGGCACACCCTCGTCCACGACGGCCCCGTGGTGCCCTGCAAGTCGGGGTGCCACGGCAGCGAGTCTCCCCGGGACGCGCTGCGGTGGGCTCCCGGGCTGTGGTGCGCCCGGGTGCGCCTCCACGGCACCGTGGTCCCCCACGGCGTCCCCGTGGACAAGCACGCGGCCTCCCACCGGACGTATCTCTCGGGGTACGTGGACGCGACGGCCGCCGTCCTCGGCTGGCTGCGCGGCGTCGTGCTGCGCGCCGCGCGGGTGCACGCGGCATCCGCGTGCGACCGGGTGGGACTGGCGGAGTCGGCGGCATCGCTCCGCGCCATCCCCGACGAGGCGGAGTGGGAGACGCTGAAGCGCGTCTGCCTCGCCGCCGCCGCCGCCGCCAACGCCGCCGCCGCCAACGCCGCCGCCGCCGCCAACGCCGCCGCCGCCAACGCCGCCGACGCCGATTGGTCCTTCGCCGCCGACTGGTCCGCCGCCGACGCGGCGTACTGGTCCGCCGCCGCCACCTTCCGCGCCGCCGCCAACGCCGCCGACGCGGCGTACTGGTCCGCCGCAGATGATGCCGCCGACGCCGATCGCGCCCAGGAGGTCGCCCGCCAGGACGCCGACCTCCGGGCCGTGCTCGACCTCATCCTCGTCTGACCCCAGACGCATGGCTTTGTGTTCTCGGCCGAAGTCAGGCGCTGCTGAATGGCGCCCAGGATGCCCTTACGGGCTGGGACGGTGTGCAGCTCCGAGAGGGCATCGTCTGCGCGATCGTGGAGGCCGAGGGTTGGGACCTCGACGCCCTCGACGAGACAATCGACCACTCCTGGGACAGCTCCGCCACGCGCGATGCGATGGCCTTGTGGGTCGAGCGGGGTCCGACGGCGAAGGAGCCCGCATGAGCCCCTGCCCGAAGTTCGAAGCGTGGCTGATGGGCTTCCTGGCACCGCCCGAGTGGCCCGAGGACCTCAGGGTCCGGGAATTCCCCCGATGAGCCCACTCAGGGAGGAGGAGGAGCCCGAGGTCGAGACCCTGGTAGCCGCCGCCGTCGAGTACGCCGCGGCCGTGGCCGCGCGCACGGAAGTGACGCTCGACCCTGGGGGCAATGCCACCCACCGGAGGGTCCTGCGCGCGCAGGACGCCCTCGCCAAGGCCGCCGTCGCCGTCGCCGCCACCGCCTCCGCCCGTCTCCAGGAGCGTGAGCGGCAGGACACCGACCTACGGGCTGTCCTCGACGCCGCCCTCGGTCCCGTCCTTGACCCGAAGGAGACTCCATGAGCACCCCCGATCCCCTCGCTCCTGAAAGGAATCTCTCAGTGACCTACTACGCCTACCACACCCACCCCCGCAAAGTATGCGACATCGCCTATGACCTCGGCGCGGTCGCGGTCCGCAGCTTCGGCCGCGCGGGCGACCGCGATGCTTGGGTCGAGGAGCGCCCCGAGTATCGGGCCTCGCTCCCGGCGGGGCGGGCTGAGGCCCTCCTCGCCGAGCGGCCGGCCCTGGCCGGCCAGGGCGAGGCACTCTTCGTCCGCGTTTCGGCCGAGCTGCTCGCCCGGCTGGACACCGAGGTCGAGCGCCGCACCCGCGCCGGGCCGCGCGTCACCCGCTCCGACGTGGCGCGAGACCTCCTCACGCGGGGGCTCGCGGGGTAGGTCTACCGTTCGGGAGGAGGGTACTCCTGCGACCGACGGGCGCGTTCGGCCCGGCGCCGGCCGATCCACGCCGCCACCGCCCAGCCGGCGCCGATGAGCAGCCCGAGCGCCACGAGGCCGAGGGCGATGGGGAGCACGAGGCGGGTCAGCGCGCCGCGCAGGCCCGAGCCCTCGCCCGTGGCGGCCTCGGCCACGCCAGCGAGGTCCGAGGCGAAGCGGTCCGCGATCTCGCCGGCCTGCTCGCCCGCCCGTTCCTGGCGCACGGCTAGGATCTCGGCCAGGTGGTCGATTTCGCCGTGGAGGGCGGTCAGCATCTCGCGCTGGCGCCGCTCGCTGATCTGCTCGACCTGCGCGAGCGAGACCTGCATCGCCAGCGTGACCTCGTGGAGGCGCTCGGTCATGTGGCCGTTGGCGCGGGCCTCGAGCGCGTCGAGGCGGTCGGCGGTCCGGTCGATCAGGTGCTCGCCGATCTTCTCGGCCGAGGCGCAGCCGCACGTGGCAATGGCGAGGGCGGCGCAGATGAGGCCGAGGACGACGCCGAGGAGCCCGTCGCGCAGGAAAGTGCCCTCGCGGGTTCCGGGAGCGGCCCGGAGGCCCGCGGGGGCGAATGGGCGACCGTGCCTCACGGCGCGGCCCGTGGAAGAAAACACCATGCGGGGGCACCGCAGGGCAGAAGGTTCAGGTGCGAGCACGGAGCCGGCGCGCGCGCTTCTGGCGCTTGGCCTTGCGGATCGCGGCGCGAGCGTTATGGAGGTTCATTAACGGATCTCCGGGGGCGGCAAGTGGCGCGAACGGTTCCGGGGGCTGTGCGGAGGACGTTCGCGCCGGAGGATCGGCCGGCGCTCACGCGACGGTCCTACATCTCGTCAAAGAGCAGCGACGCGGCCCGTCGGCCGCGTGGCAGGAAGGACGGGGAGACCCCCGCCGTGGATCGCGCGCTCCCTGGGGGCTGGGAGAGGAGACACAGCCGAACGGTTGAACGGCTGGGGCGCGCCCCTCATGGCAGGCGCACCGCGGCGCTTGGGGGGCTCTCGCGGCTTACCCCCGGACGCTCGCCCGGCGCAGCCGAGCGAGGCGGTCGTCAGTGTCACGGCTTGGCCCCTCGCTTCGGCCGCGCCTTGGGGGCGCGCTTGGCCCCCTTGCCGGTCGGGATGAAAGGGGCGCAGGGCTCGATGTCGAGCGGAAGTTCCGCCGTCGCGTACCCGCACCGCTGGCAGGTGCGGCGCAGGTGGGGGACCAGGACGAGCGGGTCGCCCCCGATGCGGGAGCCGCCGCGATCGTACGTCGTGAGGCGCATGCGGCGGTCGTCCCGGTCCGGCGCCCCGCAGGCGGGGCACTTGGACCCCGCCCGGAAGGGCGGGACGCTGATCAGCTCGGGCTCTGGCGTCGCTGCCCGGCTTTCGGCAGAGGATCCGCCCACGAAGGGAATCACGGCGTTGGCCCCTCGGCGGGAGGGGCCCGCTCCCCGAAGGTCACGGCCTTGTCGGCCTGGAGGGTGAACGTCTTGTCGAGCAAGACCTTCCCGTCCGGATCGCGCACGACCAGACGCAACGACGTGTCCGCGCCGAGGGCGGTGAGCGTACCGCTCACCTTGGGTGGGAGGGACTTCGTGACCTCGACGTGGGCGCGGACCGCCCCGTGGCCTTCGGCGTCGAAGACGTAGCGCCGGTCAGAGACGCAGGCGCCGAGGGCGAGGATGAGGACGAGCGGGAGGAGGGCGAGATGCTTCATGGGGTTAGTCCTTGTACGTGCCGCCGATGACCCGCGCGAGATTGCGCGCGAAGCGGCGGGCAGGGTTTCAAAGTGCCGGACCTTCAGGCCGCCGCGGATGCTCGCGAGGTGCACGGCGTAGCCGTAGCGCGTCGTGATGAGCGAGACGTAGTTGCGGCGGTTCATTGGATCGGTCTCAGGGGTTGCACCCCCGGAGGGGCGGTGCGGGTGCCAGGATCCTCCCGCGCTCCTCCGGGAACACGACGAAAGGTGACCGTCACGGGCTGCCCGCGCACCGAGATTTCCACGGAGGCGATCTCAGGGTGCGCGGCGAGGAAGGCCCCGGCACTCTCCAGGAGCACCGCGACCTCGGAGGGCGTGACGGTCGCGCCGACCTGGACGCCGAGCGTCAAAGGGCCGAGGCTGAACGACGTTCCAGCGCCGTAGGTTCGGGCGTCGGTCGGGCGCGGTTTGAACGCCGCGCATGCAGGAAAGGACAGCGCGCCAGCCAGCACGACCAGGCATGGTCGGAGGAAAGGTAAGTGGATTAGCCAGCCAGCGCGCTGCCGGGGGATCATCAGGAAAGGTTCGTCCACGGCAGGGCCCCGTTGGCGATCGCGTCGTCGTGATCCACCCAGCCAAACCACTCCGGGTACACCTCGCGCCACGCAGCCTCCGAGTCCTCGTTGAAGTCGGTGGGCAGAAGTGCCCAATCCTCCTCGGGCGTGTCCTTCTCGATCGTCACGGCGCCGCCGCCGGGAGCCCGCTTGACCTGGAGGAAGGCCAAGTCCACTGTCTGACCGGGGAGCCCGCTCGGCACGGCCTCCATGCTGGCCTGGATGAGCATGTACGTTCCGTCGGGAACGAAGTGGATTATGGCCTTGCCGCTGGCCTCGCGGACGACCTTCGCCACCTCGTAGACGCAGGGGTTCTGATCTACCTCGTAGTGCGCCCACCGCCCGGGGCCGGTCGGCTCCGGGAGTCGCTTCAGATCCATGCTGCCTCCTTCTAGCGGCCCGTCCACGCCGGCTAGAAGGAGTCCGGCCTTATCCGGGGACACCCCGGCAGCCGGTACGGGGACCGACGCTCGCGGGCCGGAGGGAGTCTACCGCGCCGGGGGGACCCGAGTCAACTCGCGCTCGAAATCCCGCAGGACCCGCTCCCGCGCCGCGGCATCGGGCAGCGTGGCAAGGAGGAGGGCGCGGGTCCGCTCGTGCTCCTCCCGGAAGAACCGACGGTTCGTCTCGGCCTGCGCCGCGAGGCGGTCCACGGCGTAGAGCATCGAGCAGATCCAGCCGAGGACGACGAAGGCCATCGGGACGACCAGCCCGAGCGTCCAGCGGTTCCAGATCTCGCGGTTCACGGGATCGCCCTCCGCGCGGCGTGGGCGCGAGCCTCCGTCAGCGTGGCCCGGAAGGCGCGGACCTCGAGCATCAGGTCCTCGCGTGCCCGCTCGGCGGCGTCTAGCGCGAGCACGAGCCGCAGCCCTAACGCGGGCGGCCCCTCGGCCGGTCCTGGTCCCGGACCAGGTGCTCCCGCACCTCCCGCAGGATCTCCCGCACCTCCCCGTCGAGGATCGTCCGCCCTTCCTCGATCCGGATGACCCGCTCGGCCAGCGCCTCCGACCGGGCCAGCGCCGCCGCCCGCTCCTCGGAGCGCTCCTTCCTTTCCGTCCGGTACGTCTGCCAGATGATACCCAACGCCGTTAGCACCAAGGGGAGCGGCAGCCAGTCCCGGATTTCCTTCGCCGCCCCGTCGATCTCCGCCAGGAGCGGGCAGAGCGAGGAGATGATCGAGCCCGCAGCCTCGGACATGGCAGTCATGGCACATCAGGCTCCTCCTGCGGCTTCCCTCTCCGCGCCTCCCGGCGCGCATCCCGCAGCGGTGGGTAGGTCGAGCGCGGCGGTCAAGCGGCGCGCGCACGACGGACAGGTGACGACGAGCCGGGCCCGCGCGTCGGCATGAAGCCGGACCTCGGCGTGGGGCGCGACGCCCGCGGCGCAGAGCGGCGCGAGCCCCTCGACATGGAGGGCGCTGGTCGTCCAGGCGTGGACGAGGGTGCCGAGGACGTCGGGGACGTAGTGGACGGTGGCGGTCATGGGGCGCCCTCCCAGGAGCAGGCGCAGTCCTGCGCGCCGCAGCCCGTGGCGCCGTGCCACGAGGCTGGGTGTCCGCACGTCGGGCAGCCGTCGCGGGGCGGGGCGTTCGCCTCGGCGCGCCCGGCTACGCGATGGATGCACCGTGGCACCGTGAGGATGCCCTCCGGTCGGTTCTCGCGCGAGTCCCGGTGGATCGCGCCCGGCGTCGCGGGGCAGGGGGCGTCTCCTTGGAAATCCATCGAGGCGGCGGCGGCGTTGGCCTCCATCGTGAGATGCCACCGGCCGCAGCAGGCGGTGTCGCTCATGGTCCGTAGGCCCTCTCTCCTGCGCCCGAGGGGATCTCGCCCGGGTGGACGCAGTAGACCAGCGAGCGCACGTCGCCTCCCTCGCGCCAGGAGTGGACCTGGTGGACCCCGCCATCGCCGTGTGGGCACGGGACGGGCTGGACATCCGACGCGCCGGGGCTCCAGGTGGCCCCGCCTCGCGTGAACAGGTGCGGCGCGGAGCATCCGTTCATTGCCACCCCGCCAGCCGCGCGAGCGCGTAGAGGAGGGCGAGGACGAACAGACCCGTGACGGCCACGGCCCACCACGGCGCGTCGCGGACAGGGGCGGTCACGGGGCCTTGGCCTCGCCGTTCTCCTCGACCTTCGCCGCCTCCGCGGCCTCCTTGGCGGCGAGGAGGATCGGCGTGACGGCCGGGTTCGTGGCTTCGTGGACGAGCGCGGCGGCGAGCGCCTTGACGAGCCCTTCGCGGATCGCCGGGGCGAGCGTCACGGTCACGAGGGCGGCGCGGTCAAGGGCGAAGCCCTGCGCCTTGATCTGCTCCGCCTGGGCGGGGGTCAGACGCCGACGCGGATCGAAGTGGGGCGGCATGTTCAGCGGGATCGCGGCGTCGAGCGCCTCCCCGAACAAGCGGAGATTGCGCGCGGCGAGGTAGTCGCCCTCGGCCTTCTTCTCCCACCGCATGGAGGCGGCGGGATAGACGATCTCGATCCAGTCGTAGGGATGGAGCGTGATCTTGACGATGCTCACGCGAGCACCGTGGCGTCGAGGACGTTCTTCACGAGGGCGCGGCACTGGGCGAGCGCGTCGGGGGTCCTCCGTGCCCAGGGGAGCACGAGGACGCGCCGCCCGTCAGGGGCGGCGTCGGCGAACCGCTCCTCCAGCCGCGCGGCGACGCTGGTCAGGAGCGCTTTGCCGCGCCCGCCGTAGTGCTCGACCAGGGCATCGGCGTACTGGAGGACAGAGGGGTGGAGTCGGAGGATCATGCGAATACCGTGGCGTCGAGGAGCGCGGAGACGAGCGGGACGCAGGCGGGAAGAATCTCGATCTTCATGGTCATCCTCCTCCCGGGCGGGTGTCCCCTAGGCGGGGGCCGGTGTCCGGGTGGTCCGCTTGAGATGGAGGGCCGAGCGCGCAGCGGGATCGCGCTCGGCCTGGTCGAGGAGTCGGCGCAGGGTAGCATCGGACCGCTCGCCCGCGATGGGAGGAACGGTCACGACGCGACGCAGGAGCGCCGTGGCAAGGCTCACGCGCTGGAGGTGCCGCTCGGGCAGGACGATCTCGATCTCCTGCGCGGCGTCGAGCCGGGAATGGTAGCGCAGCGTCCGGCGCTCCCGGTCGATGGCCTGCGCCACCGTCTCGCCGGGGCGGAGGAGGGCGCGCATGTCAGGCCGCGATGAGTCCGTGCGTGACGAGCGCCGCGTGGATGTCCGCCGCGGTGACGGCCACGCCGGTCACCCGCGCGCCGACGACCTGGGTGCCAGCGACCTTGAACACGCCCGCCGCGAGCACATCCCCCGCCTTGTTCACCGCGAACTTGCTGGCCGCTCCGACGAGGTAGTCCACGAAGAGCGAGCCCGCCGCGCTCGCCGTGTCGGTAATCTCGATGGTGGCGGCCTTGAACGTGATTGCCACGTTGTTCCAGGTCTGTATCACTCGGAGGGCCGGAGCAAGGGCTGTAATAGTTCCAGAATTTACATATATGAGCGCCTGCCCATTCGCGAGCATGTACATGCCGCCGTTGTACCAATACGCTTGTTCTGTCCCACCGTGGTGCACAGCGGGAGAACCTGCGTCACCTCCATGACCTCCGAATCCCGAGTTAGTAGAATTATCGATACGGTAGACGGGCACGCCGTTGCTGTCGGCGCTGCTTTTGATTGGCACAGACACCGACATGAGTGTCGTAGCGACCGTCAGCCGCGTCGCATACGTCTGCGCTCCCGTACCCGACCCCACGGCCGTCGGAGTCTGGAAGATGAACGCGGGAGCAGTCACCGCGGCGTTGCCCGTGCCGAGCCCCGTCCTCCACGTCACGCCAGCGCCCGCCACGTTCGTGTCCGTCCCCGCCCGCGCCGACTCCCCCAACGTGAACACCTGCGCCAGAGGCGTCGCGGAGTCCGCGCTGCCCATGCGCAACGACGCCGCCCCCAGCCGCGCCAGCGTCACGTCCTGCGCGTCCCCGAACCGCAAGAGCCCCGCGTCGCTGTTCAGGTCGAGCGCGCCCGTGTCGTCGATGAGGACGACCGAGTTCTGCAGGAGCTTCCCGGTCGCCAGGTCGAACCGCGCGACCGCGTTGTCCGTCGAGGAGCCGGGGCCGACCACGTCGCCCGAGCCGCCGAACGCCGCGCCGTCCGCGTTCAGCACCGCGCCGTCCGTCCCGCTCGTGGCCGTCGCCTCGCCACCCGCCGCGTTCGTGGCGATGGTGAGCGTACGGAGTCCACGCTTGCGCGTCAGATAGACGACGGCTCCTACCGCAGCAGCCGACAAGAGGGTATTGAGACTTGCCGATGCGTTGATCGCCGCCGCGAGGTTCGTGGCGGTCACCGCCGCGGAAGTGATCGAAAGGAAGTCCTGCCCCGCACCCTCGGTCAACACCACGGCCGCGCCGTTAGGGGTGAGGGTGAACGTCTTGCCGGAGAACGTGGTGATGATGGTGTAGAACCGAGCGCCCAACCCCGGCGTGAGGTAGAGGTCCGCGCCCGTGCGGTTAGCACCCGTCGCCTGCGGCCACGCGTTCGGAGCGGCAAGAACCAGAGGAGAGGGAGCTACGTCCGTGATGGGCGAAGACCGGAGAGCCGCAACGCGGCCCGCCTTCGGCGCAACTCCATCCGCTTCCGGACTCCAGGGCGACGTACCCTGCGGCGGCGCAAGCGGCGGCACGTCAGGCGCTCCTCACGGCGTGGACCACAAGGGAGGAGATGATCCCGTCCGTCTCGACCTCGAAGTCGTAGAGAGCGTCAGGCCGGACAGGCTCAACGCGCCAGGCGTAGAGATCGCCCGCGGTGAGCGTGGCCGACTCCTGGAGGCCGTACTTGTTCGTGTCGGCCCCGACCTTCTCTGTGACGTTGAAGACACTCGACGTTCCGAGCGCCACCGCCACATCGAGACCCGTGGTCCCGGCCGGCGGCGTGAGCGGCGCGGAGTTGGCCGCGTTAATGATCCCCGTGTTGGCCCCCGGCGCGGCCTGGTCGTGCGCCGTGAAGACGATGATTTTTCGCTCAGCCATGCCGCACCTCCTGGCCCCGCCGGACCGTTCGTTCGGAAGGCGCCGTTACAAGGAGCAAGAGAACGCCGGGAAGGATACCACGAGCAGGGCTCACGCAAGAAGCCCCAGGGTCTGCAGGTCCGCCACGAGCGTCCCGAGCACGTCCGCCACCTCGGCCAGCGTCGTGGCGTCCGCGTCGAATCCACGGTCCGGCGTGACGTTGGCCGCGAGGTAGGTCTGCCGGGTGGTAGGGGCCGCCCCGAGAAAGCCGATCCCGCCCGCGGTCCCGACCTTGAGGGCCGTGGTCAGTGCCCCGGCCGCCGAGACCCCGGCCACGATGAGCGTCCCGTCCGTGTCGCGGTAGGCGGTGACGCCGGTCTTGACCCCACCCGTCGTAAGGTTGGGAAGTGCCCAAGCCGAACGAACGCTCGGTCCGAACACGACGTACGGTGTCGAAAGCGACTCCCAGGCGTGAGCGTAGTCCGTCTCCGAGTCTCCGAGATCCACTTCCGGCGGCAGGTAGACGACGCCGCCCGGCCCGGTTCCGCCCGGATAGCGCGACCCCGCCGGCCGCTGCGTGTACGTGTACTCGCCCACCTGCTCGGCTCCGTACGCCTCGAGCCTGAGCGTCGTGGGTCGGATGGCGTCGTAGCGGGCCACCTGCTCGTCCGTAGGTCGGACGGCGGTTCGGAAGTCAGGCGATCCGTGCGACATGGGCTGAGGCCGGAAGGTCTGGGCCGTGGTGCCCAAGGGCAGGTTCGTGGCCGACACCGCCTGCTCGCCATCCCCGGGATCGTGCGCCCGGACACGATCTGCGCCTTGAAGCAAGCTGAACGGAGGAGGCGTCCCGGGACCACGGGGGCGGTTGAACGGCGTGTCAGCCGGACTATCGCTGTACTGATCGCCGATGATGGGGGTCGTAACCGGAGGATCCGTGGGGGTGATCTGAGGCGGCGGCGGCTCGTTTGCAGGCGGGTTGACCGGCGTGGGCGTCGTGGTCGGTGGCGTCGTAGTCGGCGGCGTCGGCGTCGGATCGCCTGGCGTCTTCGTCGGCGGCCCCCCCGTAGGAGGCGGTTCGCCATCGCCTGGCGACCTCGTCGGCGGTCCTCCGCCGGTCGGGATATACATCGGGACCTCGGCCCACCAGTCCCACAGGCCCTCGCGGATGCCACCCGGGAAGTGATGTCGCTTCGATCGGTTGAGCTCAAAATGGACGGGGGCCTTGTACGGGAAGGGCGTCACTTTCGGGTAGTCCCGTCGCGCAAACGCCATCGGCGCATCGTGTTCGTCGTCGGCCCGAAATAGCGAACTGGTCGTCAGGTGGTTGGCGTTGATGGGCTCGCCCTCGCCGGTGACGCCGAGCCGGTGTTGGTCCTTTTGAGAACCCACCTCCAACGGCCCTCCGGCTCTGGCCGACGAAAGGGCGACCACCAAGCCGGTCGAATTCTCGGCTCCTCCCTGCGCACTTCCGGCCCCGGAAGCCACACCAGCTGCGGCGCCTCCGATGACCGGGGCCGCCGACGCCTGAGACGTCGTGGAGGGGAGCGACTCGAGGCCGGCGGGCTGCATCCGGTTCACGGACTCGAACGAGGCTGACGCCTTACCGCCGCCTGAAGCAACCGAAACCTCTCCCGGTATGATCTCCGTAGCGGATGCTCGGCCATCCGGCGCGTCGATGACGATCCCATATCCGGCCACGCCGGAGCGACCTGCCCGCGTGAGCAACCACGCCAACGCGTTGCCCTGACCCATCGGGATGACACCGTTCGGCGTCCGAACGACGCGCATCATAGACCCAAGCCGAGCGAAAGTCTCCAAGTCGTAAGCATGCCCCTCGGTCAGATCGTAGACCGTCGTCCCATGATCGGCCCGGCCCCCCCGGTGGTTGGCTACAAGGCGCGGGTCACCGTGGGCGTACACCGGGTCCTGAATCGCTTCCTCTGTCGAAGGGAGAACGGTTCCCACGCTCCCGTTGGGAAGCGAAGGCCATCCAAGCGGGAGCGGGATGCGAAGACCTCGCATCCGAGTATCGGTCACATAGTCTGAGCCCCAGATCGGGAGCGTTCGGACGGGCTCGGCCTCGACGCTTTCTCCGGCATTGATGGCCTGGGCCTGTCCCTGCCATGCTTTGACATCGCCCCCAGCAGATGGTCCAGCGTCGGGGTTGGAAGGATCGAGCTTGCCCGGAAGGTCGTAGATCGGCCCGAGGTACCGGAGAAGGTTCTGGCCGAACACGTTGTCAGCCGTGGCCCCCGGGATGCCGCCCCGTCCCGGAGGACGCCAGTACGATCCACCCGGGCCTGGTTTGAACCCCCCACGCTGACGCCGGCCGTCGATCGTGATGATCGGGCCCCCGTTCGGCGGACCGATGCCGCCCGCAATGATGTGACCGCCGGGGCCGGGATGGAGTCCGCCCTTGCCCTTCTTCTCGCCCACGTTCGTCTTGCCACCCGACCCGCCGCCCCCCCCTCCATCGGGGCCGGACCCGAGCACATCCACGCCGCCTGCATGGCCCTGAAGCGTCACCACGTCCGGCGGCGTGTCTGCGATAGTCGGGACTGCGAAGCCCCAGGTCGGCATAGGCCGGATGGCCGCCGGCCAGCACACTCCGCCCAGAATGTCACCGCACGCTTCCCGGTCTAGGACCAGTTGCTCCGCTTCGTCCAGCCCTTTCACCCGGACCGCTCCGCGCACCGTGCGGGTCGAAAGCGCGATGTTTTCCCGGTGATCCTGGAGCGGCCACCATCCGCCATTGAGGAGATCGGCGATGAAACTCACGGCTGCACCTCGGCAAAGACCTTAGCCCGCACCGAACTCGGGAGCATGGAGAACAGGTCAATGGGACTGATTTCGGTCGGAAGCATCAAGGTCGTAAGCGCCGCGCCGTTGGTCAGCACGCGGTGGTCCACGGTGGAGAGCGCCCCCGTGGGGTGGACCTCAGGCGCCAAGTGGACCGTCTTCGTCCCCTGCCACCGATCTGTCAGGCGCGCATAGACCATGGCCGCCGCCGCCTTCGCCAGGGTGCTCACCACGTCCTCGTTCACGAGCAGATTGTCGTTGGCGGGAGGCTCGAAATCGAGAGGAGCCGCGACGTTGCCGACCACGCCGAACACGTTTCCGATGGATTCGGCGAAGTCTTCCGTCCAGACGAATCGGGCCGTGGCCCGCCCCTGCATAGGCGCGATCATCACATCCCACTCGGGTCCGTTAGTGGGCGTGATCGAGACCCCGGAAACGAGCCCGACGACATCGGCTGCCGCAACATCCCTCCGGTAGAGCTGCTTCGTCGAATTGGGCGCGGCCGGGACCGCCGTTACCACGACCGCCACGCGATGGGTCGAGGACAACGCGATGCCGTTCACGCCTTCCACCTTCGCGTCGCCGGCCACGATGGGATACTTGAGGGCCTGGGCGAAATCGAAGGTGACATTCGTACCGGCACCCCCAGCATCGTCCACGATGAACGAAGGCTCGATCGACGCGAAGTTGCCGAACATGTCGGCCTCGAACTCGATGCGGAAGATACCCAACTGCTGGTCTACCATTTGAACCCTGGCCGGGGCCTGGTTCCCGGCCGAGAGTAGCGTCGTAGGCGAGCCAGGGTAGCCGTGAACGTTAAGGAACATGAACACCCGGCCGCTGTCCTTCCCATTGACGACCGCATTCTGGAACTTGGCATTGGGCCGGACCGCGAAGTCGGTATAGACCGGGGCGTCGGCGTAGGTGCTGGTCTCGACGTCGGCCAACGCCACACGGTAGGACTTCCAGGACCGAATGCGGCTCATGTACGGCGTGGGGATGCGGTAGGTCCGCCGATAGTGGTAGCGGATGGCCGCGATCCGGACCGCCCACGCCGCATTGATTTCCAGGTTTCCGAGAGAAGCGTACTGGGCCCAGAGCGTGTTCGTGAACCAGTATTTCTGGATCGACGCGAACGTGAGCGGAATCGTGGCCGTGGCCGGGCGGATCGCGTTCAAGGCCGCGAGGTAGCGCCCCATCTCGATCCATTCTCCGGTTGTCGCCACATCGCCGTTGCCAAGCGTCAGTTCCAGGTCCGGGATCTGGACCACGTTTTCGAGAAGGCGGTCAATGGTTCCTTTCGCCGTCGTGCGCGTGTCATCTTCCTGCAGCGAGTCGAAGCGCAGTTCCTGCTCGCGCACGAAGTGGACCCGCACCTTGCTCGGACGGATGGCTCCGTACCGGGCGAAGACTGGATGCCCTTGGCCGAAGACCTCGGGCCGTTGATTCAGGAGCGCGCCCACGTTCGCCTGATTGACTGAATCGTAGACCCGGATCGTACCTTCGTCGTCCACGTACACGTCGGCACCCGGTGCGTACGAAAGCGCGCGCGCCAGCGCCCCGTGGCCTTGGTCCTCGATCTCCACGCTGTCGGTCACGAGTTCTCGAGCCGGGAACCCGTCAATCGCATAGGCATCGCCGACCAAGAGATTCAGCACATCCTCGACGATCTCCCGGGCCTTCCACCGCGTCTTCCCGTCCTTGAGCGAGTAGTCACGGTAGGCCACGTCGTCGATGACGGGCTGCTGTTGGATCGGAGCTCCGGTCGCCAACCGCCTGCGCTCGCCCGTCCTCCATCGTAGGTTGTAAGCTCGGTGGATCAGGATACGGGGCCATCTCCATCTCCGGTCGGCCAGCACGAACCCGCGGTAGAACGGGAGCGAGCCGCCGACCTCGGCCACGAGGTAGAGGTAAAGGGCCTTGTAGATCGCTTTCTCCGAGTCCGCCGCATGAATGACCAACGACACGGGCTGTCCCATCTTCTTGCGGAGAACATCGGCCTCGTCCTCGTGGACCTCGAGTATCTCGGTGCGGGGCACGGTTCCCGAGCGAGGCCCCCAGGTGATGGGCCGGATGAGCGAGAGTGCTTGGTCGCCGAGCGTGACCCGGATGGCCATCAGCCTCTCCCAAGGTTGGGCGGGATGCCACCGCCCGGCCCGATCGGCTGCGTGCTGCCCCCGCCGGGCGCGATGGCCCTGGAATCGCCGCCGGTTGAAGACGGAGCCCCAGCCCCGGGACCAGGAAGCGGCGTTATCTGATCGCCGCCTCCGCCTCCGCTGGTTGGCGGCGCGCTGGGATCTGGCGTGGTCGTCCCCCCGCCTCCACTCTCCGGAGGCTCCGCCCACTCCTCGACGGTCTCCAACATCTCATCGTAGACGTTGAACGCCGTATCGTCGAGCCCTAGTTTCACGGGCGCGATCTCGACCGAGGATCGGGTGAGGTGCCACTTGAAACCATCCCCGAGCCGGAACGCGCCGTCAGATGGCGAACGCTCGCCCACGATCCGCGACCGCCTGGACATGGTTCGGAGTCGTCGCGCCGGTCCATCATCTACGTGCTTCGCCAACGCATTCCCGTTGGCAACTGGCGTGAAGACAACACCGGGCTCGTTCTCGATTCGGGACCGTTCGGCGTACTCGAGGACGCCCGAGCCAGTCGTTACCATGGCGAACGTGAGCGTGCCCTGGATGCGCTGAGCCGTCCGATCCATCATCGGCGTCCCCTCCTCTATGAGTGCCAGCAAGGAAGGTGTCCAGATCTCCTGGACCTGAGCGAGCAAGAAGGGCCGGATGGTGTTCTGATAGACGGACTCTAGGTCGGTTGTCGCCTTCTCCACCCATGCTTCGTAGACGGCGCTCACTCGCTCAAGCCGTCGCGCGTTGCCCCTGGGGGCGTCTCCCGGGCCCACCGCCTGACGGGTGTAAAGTACGGAGTGCCGAAAGATCGTCGTGTTGTCAAGCGTGCCCTGGGACTGGTTGTAGAGCAGCTCTAAGTAGGTCCTCGCAAAGTCGAGATTCTTGTTCTGATCGTCAGCGCTCGCGGTCTCGGCCACCTTCTCGTATGTGCCTCCGATAGCGGTAAGGACCGCGCTGACGTACGCCTCGATGCTGGCTTCGTACTGAGCGCGAGCCGAGTTGCCGGACAGCGCCGTGTATCTACCCGAGATCGTGACCGTGTTCTGACCCGCCGGACTCTTTTCAAGCGCGACGCTCGAGTAGCGACGTCCCGATTGGCCCGAGAGGTCGGCCGGTACCTCACACGTCACGCTGATGGCGTAGAGTCGGGAGCGTCCGGTTTCGTACCGTTCGTCACCCGTCTCTTGGATGCTAGGCTGAGCGTTGTAGCCCGTGTTGGACGTGTGCGAGTAGGAGGCAACAGTCGTCGATCCTAGCGTGATGGTCAGCGCCTGCCACGGCTTTCGGAACGCGGCCTCTAGGGCCTGGGCCGTGGCCGCAAAGTTCGCCTCGCTCGAGATATCGGTGCAGGCGACCTGGAACGAAACAGTCACGCGGTCGTAGCTCTTGTCGATCCGAACCGGCCCATGAAGAAGATAGACAGCCGACGTCCCTCCCACGGTCGTAGCGCCGTAGGTCACACTCAGTTCGCGGGTGACGGCAGGAGGCATTACTTGAGCACCGCCGTACCGGCGGCTCCGGCCACCACCAACCCGGCAGCTACTTCAGGAGGCGTACCCGTCCACTTGGCTGTCAGCCATGCCGCCGTGAGGGCGCTCATGGCCGCCGTCAGCGCCGCCGCATGCTTTGCGAGCGAAGCCCCGACTTCCTTCATTACCTCGCCTCCGAGGATGTTCGCCACTCGGCCTCGCCCCTCGGCCTCCATGCCCGTGAGGTTGCTGAAGGCTCGGTACATGCCCTTTACGTCCTGTTCCGAGGCGTTACGGCCCGCCATACCCAACGCCGCCATCGTCATTTCCTTGGCCTTGAGAGGACCCTGCATCTCTTCGTAGAGCCCTCCAAGGCCGAACCCCGAAAGCGCGGCACCGCCGATGACGTTGCTGATTGTTTGCGCGTAGGGCGACAAGCTGAATCCGAGAGCCGTTCCAAGGATCGTCCCACCGAGTCCTAGACCGCCCCCCCCTCCACCACCACCGATGGGCCCGCCGCCGCCACCACCGCCCCCGCCCATCCCCATGCGCCCCGTCTGCCCCATCGCGCTCGTCAACCGCTGCAGGTCGCGCTCAGCCTGCGCGGTGTCAAGTCGAACCCGGATGATGGCATCTTGAGCCATGAGATCAGGCTAGCGTAATCGTGACCGTGGCGGATGACGAATACCGATCTGCGGACCCGGCTCCAAGTTCATCGTAGCCAGCGAAGAGGGCGTAGGAAAATTGACCGGAGCCCGGCGTGTCGGTGACAGAAGTAGCGAGCAACGAGGCCAACGTCACGCCGGTCCCAGCCGTGACACTGCTTGGGGCCGTGGCGCCCGAGGCCCGACGCAGCACGACGTTGTAGCGATCGAAGCGGTCGGGCGGCACGGCCCACGTGAGCGAGGCGGAGCCGCCTCCTGCGTCCGTGGCCGCCAACCGCACAGGCTCGGTATATTGGCGTGCGACCGTGCAGACGGCCCTGAGCACGTACGAGCGGGAAGCGTAGACCGCACCCTCGATGTCAGCCGCCGCAAGAGCCGAAACGTAGGCCACCACGATAGGGCAAGCATCGGCACCCGTGAGCGCGGCCACGGCGTCCAAGACCTCTTCCTCGACCTCGGACAGACCGCGGCCCAACGAGGAGCCCTGACCGGCGCTGCGCGGGCCCCCGATCAACGCCTGTTCGCCGAACGGGTCTCCGGCCACGGCGGCCACGAGGTGAAGATCGAAAGTTTGCTGCAGCAGTTTCGGATCGTACTCATCTGGCGTAGCGGCGGCAGGCGCGATCAGCGCGAAAGGCGCGCGAAGGTAGTGGAGCGCGTCCTCGGTCATGCCGGCTGAGACGTGTGCACTCCCGAGGACCTTCTCGGCCGCCCCGTCGGGCCAGGTAGCAGCCCGGAGCAGGTAGCGGATCTGCCGCGCCAGTTGCCAGGGGTTCACGCGGGGGTACTCCCCTGGAGACGTTTAGCTGCTCGCGCCGCCGCGGCCTGCAGCGTGAGGTCTGTGAGCGCCGTGGAACCATCGGCTGGCGCGAGCACGGCCGCTGCCATTGCCACACCTTGGGCGGCCAGGCCCGTGGCCGCTGCGTCTTCGGCGCGGATCTCGCGTCGGGCCTGGGCCAGCGCTGCCAACTCAGGCTCGGTCAAGCCCACCATGTCGCTAGGCGTCAGTACGACGCCAGCCGCCATCCAGGCACGGGCACGGGCCAGTAACGGGGGCCACGCACCGCTCGCCTGGATCTCCTCGGCGGTGGGCAACACGAGCAACCCGGCGGCCCGGAGCAGGATCATGGGGACACCCCCCCCCGCGCACGCGCCAGACGTTTGAGTCTCATAGCGTGAGCCCTCGCAGCCGACCGATCGCCACGATCCGGTTGCTGGCGTCCCGGATGCCCGCGAACACGAAAGGGAACTCGAGCTTGTCGGCGAGCGTGAACCGTAGCTCGGCCGTCTCGTCCAGCATGGGCAACGCCCGGTAGAACAAGACGGCAGGCTGTCGGTCGGAATCGTCGGGCGTGAACAACAGTTTGATCGAGCGCGAAGATAAGAGATGCCCAGTACGGACCGTTCCCGGATACGTGATGATGCGGCCTCCTACTCCGCTTCCGGCCAGCGCCGTATTAGGAAACAGGTCCGAAAGCGCGTCGGGGTCGTACGACCGAAGGACGCCGGCCAGCACCCAGGCTTCGGACGTGGCGATGGCCTCGACCGGCTCGTTCCCGAACTCGGCGGCCCGCACAACTCCGTAGACGAACGAGGGCCGGACGACCACAGCCCGTACTTCGCCCAGCGCCGTCCCCCCGTGAGGATAGGCGGTGGCGAGATTCGTAGGCGCCTTCGACAGCTTGCCCGGAACCTGAAGGACGTCAGCAGGCGAGGGCGTGCTCATGGGGCCTGCTCCACGATCCGCACGACCTCGACGCCAAGATCGGTCAGCAAGTCGGCCCTGTCCTCGGGCTCGATGGTGATAAACGGCCGAGACGGGATCTTGAACGTCACTCGCTTCCCGCGCTGCTTCTTGTTGAGCAGCCATCCGAACGCGACCCTAAGATCAGATCCCTCGACGCGGCTAGTCACGCCCGTTGCCTTGTTCTTGACCGTAACCCCCTTCTTCGCCTTGGGCTTGAGCCACTTCCAAAGCCGCTGCTGAAGATCCTCGGTGATGACGGGCGAGAGGGACGTGCCGCCCCGCTGCATCAAGTCGGCATAGGGAAGCGCCGAGCCGATCTCCACCGTGTCTCGACGCAAGACCCGGAACGCGATGGAGCGCCGTAGTGCGCTCGTGTCGATGAGCGCCGGCCGCGGCTCGAATCGACGCTGCGGCGGGGTACGTCCCGCTACAAGATCCGCCAAGACCCCGGCCACGTTGGGGACGCGGCGAGCCTGCCACTTCGCACGCCCCCGGCGCTGCTCGACGAACGCCCGCTGCGCCCTAGCCTTGAAGAACGCGCCCACCAGGGTCAGAAGCGCCTTGGGGTCGTTCATGGCGAGCCGCAAGGCCCGTAGCCGCGTCCCCTCTTGGAACGACACAGCATCACCGGGGCGGGGCGGGGGCAGGCCCGCACTCATGGAACTACCCTCCACCTGGCACGTACCCCCGGAACGCCTCGGGATCGAACTTGGGTCGCACGGTCTCGCCGCTCGGTACCTCTTCCGAGGGCGTGAGGTCACTGGTCGTCTGGAAGTGCGGCCGATCACGGCCGGTGACCTTGGCCAAGTCCTCGAGTCGCTGCTTCCATCTGCCCTGGATCGTCTCGGCCGCCTTCGTCCCAACGGCCAGCCACTCCATGAGCCGGAGCACCACGCCTTCCACGGCCGTCTTGACGTGTCGAGCGTCCGTCCCGTCGTAGGCGATGCCGGCCACGATCTGGAAGTCGGCCTCGACGTCGGTAGCCGCCAAGCCCAGGATCGTCGTATTGACCGTGGTTGCCGTGATGCTCCCTGGGTTGGTCAACTCGACCAGCCGCTGTGCCGGATACCGGGACTGGACTTCGGCCGAAAGGCTCATGGCCTACGGGTCCGACCAGGTGATGGCGCCGCCCGTGCCGGAAGGCAAGTAGCCTGCGAACGCACGCTGCATCCACCGCTGGATCACACCATCCGTCGAAAGTCCTTCGGCGTCGGTGAACGTGAACGAGTCATCACGCAGGAAGTTGGTGCTGCCTCCGACGGGGCAGTACCACAGGCCATCGAAACCTTGGAACGGGACGAACAGCACGTCGTCTACGAGCACGTCGCCCGTCGTATTGCTGGTCAACTCGATCTCGATGTTGAGCGACTGCTCGTTGAAGACCTTGAACCAGTTAGCGGTCCCGAGGTCGATCCGCAGGACGTTCCAGCCCGTCTGGGCTGCAAGCGCGACCGCCTTCGTGCTGGCTCCAAGACGGATCGTCAGGGTTCCGTCGCCGGAGTAGACCTGACGGTTGTAGGCCACCTGGAGGTAGTACGGCACGCGGGCGTTGAGCTGCGTCCCACGCACCGAGAGGGCCTGACTGATCTTGGTGTTGGTCTTCAGGATCAAGGCCCGCGGAGTCGTATCGCTGATCGAATCCCGGTAGTAGTTCGTCTCGTCAAGCGCAAAGTCCGTCCCGATCGTGCCCGTGTTGATGGTCCAGTTCGTGAGACCCGTCAGCACGGCGATCGTGCCGGTGAAGAGCGAGAACGAAGTGTTGAGGAGCAGCGAATCGCGGGCCGAGACGCACTTGACTTCGCCGACGCCGCCCGAACCGCTTACCTGAAGCGCGTCCCGTCCCGCCGACTCGCCGCGGATCTCGAAGACTTCCTCGTGCCGCTCGGCGCCGCTACTCCGGTCGCGCACGCACTTGAGAGTCTTGACGTCCCCGTGCGTGGCCTCGATCGTGAAGTTGTTCTCGTCAACCGGAAGCCGGTTAACCGTCCCGTTGCCGACGTTGCCACCACCGGCCGTCACGGACCCATGCGTGAAGTTGCGCGTCTCGACCCGCAGCGTGGCATCGACGAACCGCTGATAGAGCCGGCGGAACATCGAGGGCGCGTCGGTCTCGGGCCAGTTCTGCTGGCGGGCGTAGGTCCTGAGCCACCAGTACATCGCGGCCGGGACATCGGTCAAGATCCCGTGAAGCCGTGAGCGCGATGTGGCAAGACCGGCCAACATCTCGGCCGCGAAATCCGATTCCATCGCCTGGATTAGGGCGTCTTCCATCGACACCCAGTTGTTCGTCGCCGTCACGTTCCCGAACAACCGAGACTGCTCGTAGAGCAGAATGATCCTACGGCCGATGTCCTGGATTTCCGCTTCGGTGGGCGAGGCCATCTGGGGCTACAGTCTCCCCGACCGATGGCCTAGTCGGCGATCGGCCGGAACTCGAGGTAGGGTGCGAGAGGCTGGACGTCGCGGGTGAGACGGGGCTTCCCGTCCGGTCCGGTCGGGTAGAGTTGGGCCGAGTACCGGATGGGCAGGCCCTGCGTGCCGTCCTCGTTCCTTCGGCGCGCCACGATCCGCAGGCAGTACCGCGGGATCGCGGCCCGGACGGCCTCCACCTGCTCGGGCCAGAGCCTCACCTGGCCTCCCGGCACGACCTCGCGCTGGATCATGCGACCGCCCTCCCACACAAGCCGCTCGGTCTTCTTGTGGAAGCACTGGCCGCCGACCGTCGCGTACTCGAAGGGGGTCACGAACTTCGTGCCGTCCTTCTCGTGCTCGACGACCCGGCCCTCGGCGTCGAGGAAGACGTGAGGCTTGACGGCCAGGAGGTAGAGCGTCTGCTGTTCGGGGACGTCGGTCTTGACGGGAGCGGGCGAAGAGGCTACGGCTGGGCTCATCAGGACTCCTGACTAGGTCGTCATCTTGATCGCGTTGAACGGCGTGCCGACGCCGTAACCCGTCATCCACCACCACCTGAGGCCGCGCTTGTTGTACTTGCGGCCCTCGTCCGAGTTCGTCTCGTTGAAATAGGACTCGGCGGCCTCGACCCAGCGCACCCGGATCAGGGGCTTGCGCATGTTGGGCTGGAGGTGGAAGAAGTACATCTCGCCGGTGGGCACGCGCTGGGTGGGGATGAGGTCGATCGAGTACCCGGCGTCGAACAGGATGTTCGTGATGGCGGCGTTCGAGGTCGCCGTGTTCGCGCCGATCGCCACGAAGTTCCCGCGGAACGCGGCGTTGAGGGCCGGGATGTCGTCCGCGCTGGCGATGACGAGGTACTTCTTCGACCCCGGATCGAGCAGCGGCTGGCCTTCCGTGTCCTGGAACTGTGCGAACCGGGAGTGCACCTCCTGGACGCCGGCCCGAATGCCCTCGCCGGTCGAGAAGACCTGCGAGGCCACGATGTTCCCGCCCGAAACGCCGAAGCGGTCCACGCCCCCGGCGGTGGTGGCGTAGAGGGCGGCACCGTCCGCCGCGAGCGGGATGGCCGGGATGCCGTCGGGGTCAGCGGCGCCGCGAAGGATTTGGAACCAGATCGCCTCGTCCCGCACGCGCACACCGATCGCCCCATCCCGGGCCTTGGTCACCAGCGAGTCGGTGAGGTCCCAGAGCTCGGTCTCGACCTCCCAGTCGATGGTGAGGGCGTAGCGGAAGGGATTGACGGTCCAGCCGTAGTCCTTGAACGCCTTGGCCGGAACGCCGTCACCGAACGGCCAGTAGGTCGGGATCGGCGTGGCCTCGAAGGCCGCGTACTTCGCCTGGTCGGCCTTGGCGGAGTCTTCCTCGACGACCTGGTTCCATCGGGCGAGGAAGCCCGTGGGATCGGGCTCGCGGCGGTAGGTGTCCCAGAACAGCTTGGAAACGCCGAGGGCGCGTACGCCCGACTGCGGGATGGTACCAACGATGGGTCCGGGCATGGGGTGGGGTACTCCGGGATCAGAGGCCGATCGCCGTGATGATCGCGTTCACCTTCGTGGCGAGTTCCTTCACCGCGTCCGTCAGGGCGACGATGGCCGTACGGTCGGCCGCCTGCGCGGTGACCAACTCGATGACCTTCTGCGTGATGTCCGAGTCGTTCTGGTTCTGGACCAGGTTGTCGGTCCGCAGCGTGTTGATCTTGGCCGCCGCACTGGCGATGGCGTCGGCCGTGTCCATGTTCTGGAGGAGGACGGTGAAGAAGCCCGAGCCAGCGGTGAAGGCCGTACCACCGTTGGCGACCTCGATCGAGAACGCGTTGGCCGCCGTGCCCGTGTTGGCGCCCGAGACCGCGGTGCCCGCCGTCTGTTCGCCCCGGCCGCTCGTGCTCGCCTCCGTGAGCGTGCACGTGGACGCCACCGTTCCGACGTCCACCGCGCCGATCTCCATGTTGAAGACGCGCGACGCTCCGGCTCCGACGCCGGCCACGGCCGTCGTGAAGGACCACGAGAGGATCTTGAACTTGTGGCCCAGCACGTAGTCGGTCACGACCTCCTCGGCGCCGGTGCCGGCCGGGAGCGTGCAGGGGATAACGAGGGTGTAGGTCCCGGCCCCTGCCGCGATGGTGTCGCCCGCCGAACCCGTCGAGTTGTCGGTGAGGGCCGCGCCGATCGTGGAACCGTCGGCCACCGTATCGTCGTGGGTGCCCGAGTCGCCCGTCGAGTCGGTGAGCGTCGCGCCGAGAGCGGTCGGTGCCGTCACGGCACCGATCGTGCCGTCTGCTGCGGCCCCGCCCGAGTTGTCGGTGAGCGCCGTGACGGCCCCGAACGAGGCGGCCACGCGGTGGGCCTCGGGCGAGAGCATGAGCACATCGCAGGTCGTGGACGAGTGCCAGCGCCAGACGTACCCGATCTGCTTGACGTTCGTGGCCGGCGTCAAGGTCAGCGTCTGGACGCCCGTCGCGTAGACCGGATCGCCGACGTGCGACTGGGCCGAAACTCCCGTCACCGTCTCCTTGCGGATGATGATGGGGCCGGCGAGGATCTTCGCCTCCTTGGGCGGCGTGGCGGACGTGTCGCCCAGCACCTGCTCCTCGACCAGGCCGAGGAACACGATGCTGGCCGAGTCGGCCATGGCCACGACGCGACCCGTCGAGGTGTTGAGGCCGACGTAGTCGCCCTTGTAGAGCTGCAGGGCGTTCGTGACGATGGTCGAGAAGCGACGCTCGGCCCCGCACGCTTTGGAAGCGACGTTCCGGTTGGCCATGGGAGACTAGCTCCTCTGCTCGGCGGCCATCTGCCGCGCGATGTAGTTCTTGCGGGCGTCGGGCCCATCGTTCTTCTTGGCCCAGAGCTCGATGGCGTCGTACTGGCGGGCGAAGAAGAGCGCCCGCTCGACGATCCCGGGGCCCTTCGCCTGGTACTCGGCGACGTCCTTCGGGAGACCGTCGGCCTCTCCAGCGTCGGAAGCCGCCCAGGCGTGATCGGGTTCCCGCACGGCGGAGGCCACGAGAGCCCCTACGTGGGCGTCGAGGGCCTTCGCCCCGTAGGCGTCGTACCACTCGGTGGCGATCTTCACGGGATCGCCCACGACGGCGTAGCCCTTCATGCGCTTCACCGCCGCGTCGATGGCGGTCCCGCGGGCGCGCTCGGCCTCCTGAGCCTGGAGCTTCGTCTGGAGCCCGGAGATGGTGGTATGGAGAGCCGCGATCTTGGCGTCGCGCTCGCCCAGGTCGGCCGCGTAGCGCTCGACCGTGACGGCGGGAGCCGGCTTGGCGGCCTGAGCCATCTCGACGGGCGAAGGACCCGCCGCCTGCGCTGCGCCACCGCCCAACTTCTCGAGGCACTTCTCCAGGCACGCCTTCAGTTTGCCGAGGTCCTCGAGGGTGAACTTCGCGCTCTCGATCTTGCCGATGAGCGCATCCACGGCGCTCGACGCGCCGCCTTCCTCGGGCTTCTTCGCGGGCTCGTCCATGGAATCGTCCTCGGAGGCTGCGGCGAAGACGCACACCGCGACTTCGGCCCGGTCGTCCGTCGCCTCATAGGCCACGGCTTCGGGCACCTGCTCGCGCTTGCGCTTCCGCCCGATGGTGATGAGCGGCAGACGGAACCGGGGCACTTCGTCGGTGATCGACACCGACGCCACCTCGGGGTCCTTGAACTGCGGGAAGAGGATCTCGACGCTCGCGTACGGGAACTTCCCCGTGTCGATGGCGTCGAACGTGGCCCGGTCCAGGCCCGCCAAGTCGGCGAACATCGCCTCGACCGTGCGGCCTTCGTACGTGATGGGCCCGATGCGGGTCGGGACGAAGTACCCGATCTTCGCGCGGCCCGTCTCGCCGAAGTGCCGGAGATGCGCGGGAGCCTCGTAGCCCTCGCCACGCCGCGCCTGCATCTTGACCAGCGCCTTGCGGAGCCACGTCCCGTCTACCCGCTCAATGCCGGTAGCGGTCCGCACGCGTTCGTCGGGCACGTGGGCGACGACAACCGGGACGTCGTGGATGGTCCACGTCCCGTCTTCGGCCTCGGTCGCCGCGTAGCGCCCGCCCTGGGCGGGCTTCGGACCGCAAGCGTAGGCCGCGGCGTTCTTCGCCACCTTGGCCGCGCAGTCGTCCCACCACGCCTTCGGAGGGTGCTCGCCCGGCTTCCGGCCTTCGGGTCCGCTTCCGAACCCCGCTCGCTGCGCATCCGTCCCGTGCGCCCAGATGTTCCCGCAGATGCGGGCCGGGTCGTCCTGGTAGGTCGCGCGGTCGGGCTCGAGGGCCACGACCCTACGGATACCCCCAGACCGACCCGCACCGCGCGCCCTTCCCCGGCGGCAATCCCCGTTCGTGCTACTGTCTGATGCTCTTTAAGGGTCTTTGACCCTGTTTTTGGCCAAGTACTCGGCGCGCATCCGCTCACGGGCCCACTCGGGTAGCGATTCCGAGCAGAACACCCGCCAGCCCCCAGGCGGGCTCGCGGGCTCAGGAAGGTAGCCCGCCTCGACCCATCGGGTCACGGTGCTGACCGAAACGCCGAGCGCCTCAGCCAACTGCGTCAGGCGGATGAGTTCGCTCACGCCGGGATCTCCGGGGCCGCTGGGACGGTCACGGTCGGAATCGAGGGCATGGGCTCGGACGGGGCCGCTGGCGTGATCAGAGGGACGAAGACAATCCGGCCATCGTCGTAACCCCCGTGCCGAAAGCCCGCGGGCGCCGGGTAGCGATCGCAAAGGAGCGTGTAGACCCGCTGGACTTCGGCCTCGATCCGAGCCCGCTCGCCCAGCACGGCCTCCATCGCCATCGCATCAAGCTCATGGACCTGAAGCGCCCGATGCCCATTGACGAGGGTCACGACCCTTCCTCCTCCCACACGAACCAGACCAGGACCACCAGTCCGTTGCCGCAGAAGTCGATCGTGATGAGGCCGACCGCAACATCCTGCCGCAAGCCGGTACGTTTCCAAGCGGCCGCGATCTCCTCAACGACGGGGAACAGATCGCTTCTCACGGAGAGGCTCCCGGAGCCGAGGGCGCAGAGGGTGTCCCCTCGGGGCCTGGAGCGATGAGCCCGGTCACCTCAACCCGCGCCTCCTGGACGGTCTGCCCGCCGGGGCCGCGAGCGATCAGCCGGTAGGCCACGCTCTCGGAGGGGTGGATCTCGAGGGTACCGGACAATCCCACGGCCTTCTCGGGCCCATCCGGCAGACGGACCATCGTGACCGCGAGGGCCTCGCTCGTCCTCCACGCGAGCACGGCCGGCGCGCCGCGTACGACGCTCACGGGATCGAACGAGACGAAGACCGACGGCGGAGACGGAGGCCACGCCCGGTAGGTCTGCCGGAACCTCCACTCGGGATGGGCTACCACGGCCCCATCCTCGCGGTAGACGACGTACGTCCGCGTGGGCCGTCCAGCCTCGTCCCGCCCCTGTCGGATCGCGCCCTCGGCGGTCTCGAACACGAACGCCCCCTCGATGGCAACCGCCCGCCCCTTGAGGCTCGTCGGGATCTCCTCGACGTTCACCTCGGCCGGCCAGGCGATGGGAAGTTTCGCGGCTACGGCGTGCGACATGGCTACTCCTTCTGCCTGAGCGCGCGGGGCTTCTCGGGCGCGGGTCTGGGCTGCTTGTAGGGCGCGAGACGGACCACAACTTCGATCGCACAGAGATTGTGTAAGCGCGACCAGTCCGAGTTCTCGGGGCTCTGGAAACGGAACACGAGTTCCGCGCATGCCCCGCGCTGGCGGCTTTGCTTCCACGCGAGCACCCTCGCGCCGAGCCTATCGCCCGCCTTGAGGAGGGAGCCCGCCACCGCAGGGCCCCCGCCTGGGGGCCACTCGACCCGCACCGCGTACCTGACCGCGATCTTCGTGCGATCCGCCAGCGGATGAAGCGCGCCCGCCCGAACCGAGAACGCCTCCATGAACAGCCGGCGCGAGAGGTTCTCCATGACCGCGTACGGCGAGGGGCTTGCGGGAGCGTCGGCCATGTCCTACCCTCTAGGGAAGAACCGCGCGATGGCGGGGTTGAATGTCTTGCGGAAGCCGGGGTCGGGGCCACCGCCCGGGGGCATAATGGCGCTACGCACCGAACCGTCAGAGCGGAGAAGGTGAAGGCGCTTGAGCTCTGCCCACGAAACGGGCGTCAGCACGCACCGGCACGCGTAGCCCTGGGGTGGAGCCGCGCGATGCCAGATCGGATCCCCTGGCGCGGCCACGAGTCCATCCAGCGCGGCGTGATTGGGTCGCGTGTCCGAATCCATGACGGCCGAGTAGCGGAGCGCCCCGAACACGAGCCCCACGGCGGGATCGGCCATCTGCGCGAATTCGCCGGCCGTATGGGCGCTCGCCAGCGTCGTACGCCACACCGTGCGTCCGTACGCCTGCGTCCAATCTCCCATGTCGGAGATGATAGCCCCTGCCTGCGGTTCCGTCTTGCCCTCGCGGATCATCCGCGCGATACGGTCGCGCACCTGGCCCGTGAGTACCTCGGCCGTGGACCTGGCGAGCGCGAAGGCGTATTCTTCGTCGTAGAGCGCTTGGACAGCCTGGTAGCCGATGGCGAGCTTCGGTTGCCGCGCAAGAATGTCCTCGATCGCATGACGGTTAGGAACGTTCGGGACCGTCGCGGGCGTCCAGGGCTCCTCGGGCTCGAGAGGCGGGACGCCCGGAGGAAGTCCCGTGGGGGGGCGCGCAGGCGGCGGTGGCGGCCTCCCACCCGGCGGACCCTTCGCGCCCTTCGCCTTCGCCAGCAAGAGCGTGCGTCTGGCTCCCAGCATCGCCGTCTCGTGGAGCAGACCCCGTGTCTCGCCCGCAAAGGCCGATACGAGATCGTCTGCGGGCTTGTGGGCGAAGAGACGACGCACGATGCCGGACACGAAGCGAAGGAAGCCCGTGAACCAGCGGACGGGCACGCTCTCCTCGAGCCGCTCGCGCTCTTCCTCGACGGTGAGGACGTGGCGGGTCATGCGCCCTTCTCGGGATCGGCCTCTTCCTCAGGCAACGCATCACCAACCTCTTCCTCAGGCAACGCATCGAATCGAATGTCGTCGTCCTCGGTGACCCACTTCTTGCGTCGATCCTTCTCATTGTCGCTCATGGTCATAGGACCCTCTCCAGAATGACCACCGCTCGGCTGTGGTCTCCACGCGATCCCTGGATGGTCGCGTGTCGCTGTACCGCGATGACCCGATAGCCGGCATTGTGGGGCAGCAAAATCTCCATCTCATCCGGATGCGTCGTCAGGCTTCCAGCGATCGGGAGACCCTGCCGTGTACGAATCTTGAGAATGATGCCAGATCCACCAGAGAACGAATCCGCGACGGACGGATCTGTAGTTGTGCTTGTGAGTCCAGAAAGATAAACACCTTCATTCCCGCCCACCTTCGACTCAAAACTCGTCAACATCTTCTCGGCATTCTTTGGTTGCCAACCCCGGTACACATTTACGGGTTCCGGGAAGTTCGGATGCGCCCTCACGATACGATCCACCGACTCGCCATCCATCTTCGTCTTGTCCGTGCAGTTCTCATGTCGCAGACAATCGTTGATGTCTTCGTACGAATCGCTCGCGTACGCGATTACTGCACGCTTGTCAGACTTAGACAACGTGGCAAGAAATGCTGGATCCGGCGTCATGTGTTTCGACAAGCCATGAAGGGTCTGTTCCGTCTGCTGAGGCTTCACATCCGGCTCCGGTTCGGGTTCATCGAGCGTCGCCGTCCCGCTGCGGCCCTCGCCCTTCTCCGCAAACTGCCCCCCGCCCTCACCGCTTTCCTTCCGGGGGTGCTTCTCTTCGTCGAATCCGGCCGCATAGCCTTCGGGTCGAGCCTCGTCCTCGCTCTCTTCCAACGCCTCCGCGAGCCACGGCGGGATCAGGAACCACTCGGGATCGGCCTCGCCCGTCTCGTCGTCCACGTCTTCGGCGTCCAGATCGAGCGGAAGTCCTTCAGACGACGGTGGGGGCATGGAAGCCGATCCTCTCGAGCCAGTCCTCGAAGACCCGCGGGTGGATGTACGACGCCCGCGCAACGGCCGGCGTGTTGTTGAGCCGCTCGGCCACGACCCCCGACGCGGCGCGGAGCGCCCGCGCCACGAGACGCGCGTCCCGCTTCGCGTCACCCGTGAGCGGCGGCGGAGGCTTCGGCGCGTCCTTCAGCGCGCGCTCGGCAGTGCGCGTGGCGATGATCGTGCGGAAGTCCTTGAGCTTCGTCCCCGCCATCTCGCGCGCCCGCTCCGCCGTACCGGCCGGGAAGAGCGCACCGTCGGGCTGCGGATGCGCTACAGCCTCGCGGAGCGCGGCCACGACCTCGGGATGCTCGACCGTCGTCACGTTCTTCTTGCCCGACTTGCCGACGAAGGTGAGCCGCGCGCGGTCACCCTCGAACGCGACGTGCTCAGGCCGGAGCGTCGAGATGCCGAAGTGCCCGGCCGTTGCGCTCCCGGCCGAGCCCGGCCGCAGCCCTGTCTCGGCGATGATGGCCGCGACGGCCGCTGCGGCGCGTTCGGGCGATCCGATCCTCGTCTCGGAAAGCCGATGAAGCAAGCCGTCACGGAGCCGGTCGAACGCGGGCTCGAGGGCCTGGACGCGCTCCCACTTCTTTGCCGCATGCGTCACGTGGAACGCCGCGGTGTAGGCGTACTGCGTGCGGCCCGCCGTATCCCGCCAGGTCATGGTGGGCTTCTGGTCTACGTCGGGATCCTCGAGGTCCGCCACCCGGATCTCGGTCGCATCGTGGGCCGGTAGCTTCGTGACACCGAGCGCTTTCAGACGTACGCGCTGCTTCTCGGGAAGTTGCGAGCCAGGCGGAGGCGGACGGGGCTTTTTCGGCTTCGCCTCTTCGGGCGCGGCCGGCTCCGGTTCGTCCTCGAGGGTTGCCGTTCCGGCCCCGCCCTCACCCTTCGGCGCGAACTTTCCGGTCCCCTCACGCGGGTGTTGCTCCTCCCGGAAGTCAGCCGCGTAGCGCTCGAGGCGGTCCAGCGTCGGGCCAAGCCGCTCGAGACGGTCCGCCAGGACCGCCATGCGCCCGAGGACATGCGCCTCGAGTCCATGCGCCCCGCCGCGAAGCGCCTCGAGAGCCCCGAGAGCTCCCTCGTCTCCGGCCGGGCCCGTCGCCTGCGGCTCGATGACATCCTCTCCCGGGCCCGGGGGTGTGAACCCGATCCGTTCGTACACCTCCGACCGTTTGAGCGGAATGCCGGCCGCGAGGATGGTCTGGATTGTCCCGGCCTCGGCGCTCGGGTTGGGTGGTACTTCATGCAGAATTTTGAGCCGCGGCATTTGTGCCCGGCCCAAGCCTGCGGCCTCGAGGTTCCCGGCGTTGAGCCGCCAAACGAGCGCCGCCGCGTCCCGGGTGATGGAACCGGCGAGGAGTTTCTGATCCATCTTGACGATCATGGCCGAGGTATCGGCCTCCGTCTCCGCCTGCGCCCTCGCGCCCGTGGGTCCCGCATCGCCGCCACTCGGACGGATAGACCCCTTGCTTAGCCGGGTTATCCAGCCGTCGAGATAGTTGAGCATATCGAGGACGCGTTGATGACCTTCGCCAGGGCCCGCCTTCACCTCAATGTCGTCACCCACCATACAGCCCATGATGTTACGACCGAAACTCTTCTCGACCGCCGTGAGTGCTGCGGTCAGCAGATCCGTAGGCGACTTACCGACGCTGCCCGGACGATCCGGGTCAATCTTGACCAAGATGAGCCCGCGTGCCCATCGCTCAAGGCCCTGCAAGCCCTCCTCGAGGACCACGGTCTTCGCGTACCAGTAAAACCACAGCGCGTCAAGGAGCCCGCGCCCGTAGCCCAGCGTCGCCTCGGTGTCATCGTAAACGTGCTGGACCATCCACCGACGATCCGGAATCGGCACCCAGGCATTGCGTTTGACCGAAAACAACTCCACAATGGTCCGTACCTGCTCGTCGCCATTCTCGCCGTGAACGGGAACAAATCGCACGCGGCGCCGGTCGAGGTCGCGGAGCTCCGTGAGAACCCACCAGGGCCGATAGACGCCGTCCGACAGTTTCAAGACGCGACGTTCACCCACGGGCTTCGCATGACGCGAGCCGACGAAGACCGCCTCGGACAAGTTGAGCCGTGCGGCGTCGAAGTTCTCGCAAGGCGTAAAGCAACCCTCCATGAGCGAGGCCGCGAGCTTGTCTTCGTTGCTGTCGCTCGCGGGCTCGAACTGCCAAGCGCTTCCGGCCACGTAGTGCTTGCGCCACTGCATCGCATCCCAGACCGCCGGGTCACGGCGCATGATCTCGTACGCGTTGATGTCACGGCGGAGCGCGTAGCCCGGGTCGGGGAGCGGGAACGCGCGGGCGAAGGCTGAGGCAAGAGAGCGCCCGTAGAGGTCGCGGACGATGGTCCCTGTCTGGTCTACGAACTGGTCGATGAGGCCGCCCTGGACGGGGCCGCCGATGGGGTAGCCGCGATACTCTTCCGAGAGGGCCATCAGTACCCTCGCTCATGGCGCGCCAGCCGGCGGGCGCGGTAGATCATCCGGCCCGGCGCCGCCGGCAGGAACAGCGCGAGGAGCCAGCCGAGCGGGCCCAGGAAGATCCCGAGCATGAAGCCTGCGCCGCCCCGACCACGCCCCGCTCCGCATGCGTACCCGAGCCCGCCACACACGAGCGCCCATACGAGCCCGAGCAGAAGAAGATCCTCCGCGCCGGTGGCGGCGGAAGAACCGGCGGTAGCGAGCAGGGCGAGCGTCACGGGCGGGAAGCCCTCGGAGGGGGAGAGGTTGCCGGGAAGGGTAGCACACCGCGCACCCCTGTCCAACGCAAGATCACCATCCGCGGTACACCCTCCGGCCCAACGGCGCCGCGATCCCGAAGCCCGGCATCTCGGCCCCGCCGCCCGCGAAGACGGAATCCGTGGTCCGCATCCCCCCGCCGACCAGCAGCGTGAACGCACCCGCGAGGGCATCGACCTGATCGTCTTGCTCGGCCTTCTGCTCGCCCGTGAACGCCTCGAGCTCGTCGAGGAACGCGAAGTTCCACGACGCGCCCGTCAGCGAGACGTTGTGCTGCTCGGCCTGCGACGCAACGGGACCCGCCCGTACCGACTTTTTGCCCGTGGGCCGAAGAGCCTGAACGCGGTAGCCGGCAAGGAGCCGGGTCAGGGTCTCGACCTGCGCAGGGCCTCCACTTCCCCCCTCCTGCTCCAGCCCGACCGTACACGCATACCCGTCGCTCCGGGCCGCCTTCGCCACCTCCTGATCGCGTACGCCCGGCGTCCAGCGACCACGCGCCACGTCTTCCACGCGGAAGCGACCCGTCGCATCACGGGCAAGTTTGAGCCCCACCGTCCAGTCTCCCGCCGGCGAGGCCGCGAGGTCCCAGTACCGCACCCGTTGGGCCTCGGCTCCGAACGTCCCCTCCTCGACCGCGAACCACTCGCGGTGGAAGAGCAGACCGCCCGCGGCCACGAACTGCGCGTCCACTTCCTGAGCGGCCAAGAGCGGACCCGCGAGACGCCGGAGCATCGCAATCTCCTCCTCCTCTATCCTCGGATTGTCGAAGGTCGGTCGCTGCCACCGGGCCCACGCGGGATCATGCTCAGCCTCGCACCACAGTCGCCAGACCCAGTTATACCCCTTAGGAGTTCCGAGAAACATTGCCCAGCCCTTCCGATCAATCAGCGTAGCGGCCAGCGATTCGCGCCACGCACGCTCCTGCATCTTCGCAACCTCATCCATGACGAGGCCGTCCAGACCCACGCCTACGAGCGAACCGGGATCGTCGGCCGTCCGTACCTCGATCGAGCCCGTCGTCGGATGGAAGACGATGCGATGCTCGACCTCGCGGATCTCGGCGTAGCCGGCCTGCTCAGCTTCCGCGAAGATAAAACGAAGCGATCGCCAGACGGCGCGTCCAGCCGTCGGGAACTCGGGGACGACCCACCAGATGCGCGCCCCATCCAAAAGGCCGAGCAGGTTCGAGCCCACCGGCCCGTGACCATCCACGACCGCAATTAGGCCCGAGGTGGTTTTGTGCCAGCGCCTGCCGCACAGCGCGAGTTTGAAGCGCGCGGGCGACCGAAGTAGGTCCAGCTGATGCGCAAGCGGATGATGAAGCCGGAGACGGACCTCGGATGTCGCCACCGCGGCTATCCGACATCGCCGCGACGCCACAGGGCCTCGTCGCGGTCGATAGTGACGCGTACCTGGTTGTTGACCTGGACGGCGACCGAGGGCCCTTTCTCCGCCGACTTCGCGGCCTCCGAGGCCGAGCGCAGCAACACCGTCGCCGCCCGGACCCGCGTGCGCCATGCGACCTTTCGCGCGGAGCCGTCGGGATTCTTGGCCAGCACGATCTGCGCCATCTCCGCCAGCACGGCGTCGTAGACGTTCGCGTCCGCGAGGCGAAGATGAGCCTCGGCCAAGCGGACCTGGAGCCGCGCGGTCTTGTCCTCCGTATCGCCGTGCGCGTCCAGCACTTCGCCCTGGCGGCCGTTGCCGAAGTACGCGGCCATGGGCGCCGGCGCCGCGTCGGGCGAGGGGTCGCGGGGATCGGGACTCACGCCTCCTACACTACCACGCGCGGGACCTCGCGCACGATCTCCCCGTCCAACTCCTCGCCCGTACCCGGCCGAAAGCCAGGCGACTGCTTGAAGAAGAACGCGACGCCGGCCGCCTTGCAGCGGTCGCGCATCGAGCGCGCCCACGCCACGTCGTGCCCGCGGAACCCCGAGCCGCTCTCCCCGCCGTAGATGATCCAGTGAAGGCCCCCGAGCGGGAGCGCATCGAGTGGGCCGAGGGCCGGCTCGTACGACACGAACCGCGTGAGCGCCGGGACTGCCGTGAGCGCGGCCGCACGCTCGAGCGCCCACGGTCCCTCGACCGTGGTCCCCAGCCACACGTGCGACCAGCCCTCGTCCCAGTCCGGCGGAAGCGCCTCGGCGATCGCCTGCGGGCGCTTCGTCAAGAGCAACCAGTCGAGCTCGGGCGTCTCCCGGATCAGGTCGAAGAGATCCGAGCGGATCGGATCAAGGTCCCGGCGCGGCTCGAACACATCGCAAAGCGAGCCGCAGAACACGCGCCGGCGCACGCCCTCGGCCGCGGCCTTCCGGGCCCACGCGAAGGGCTGACGCCAGTACCCCGCGCTCGTGCGCTGACGGGGCGCCCGAGCCCCCCACAAGTCGAGCCCCATCCGGTTTTTCGTGAGCGCCGCCGCGTAGCAGTGCCGGCACCCCTCGCTCACCTTCACGCACCCCATCCACGGGTTGAAGGTCGCGTCCGTCCACGCGATCGCGCTTCGTTCGGCCATGCCTCCTACCCTACCCGCCGAGGCCGCCCGCGTCAACCTAAATCCTTGGCTCCTAAGTAGTTGAGGACGTCACGACTTGTGCCCACCGTGCCCGGATCACATCGCACCGGGCCGGCTCGATCTCGGCCCCGAACCACGTCCCGCCAGCTTCCTGAGTCGCCACGAGGGAGGCGCCGCTACCCGCCGTGAGGTCAAGGACGGTGGGGGTCGGCGGCGCCGCCGCGAGAACGAGCAAGAGCCCGCGGACGTTCTTCCCACGGATGCCCATCGCGGGGCCGGCGAACCCGGGGCCCTCATGCGCGCCGAACGGCTGGACGCTCATGGGCCGACCGTCCTCTGACCGGACGAGGCCCGCGATGCGCGCGAGGATCATCGCGTCCCACACTCTCGCCTTGCCGCCACGCCGAAGGACCACGACGCGCTCGTGCGTCGTACACGGCAGATAGGGACCGCCGGCGCCGTGAGCCGGTCCCGTAAAGATGAAGTCCATCCCTCCCCAACCCCCCACGAGGCAGGCGCACTCGAAGGGCGGCAGGGACTTCCCCCGCCCGTACACCACCAACATCCGCGATGCCAAGATGGGCCACTGCGCGTAGTCGCTCTCGAAGGGCGGATCCACGATCTGAACCTCCGGCGTGGTCTCCTGAAGCAAGTGCCGCCGAACGTCCTCCTGCGTCGAGTCCCCGCAGATCAACCGATGCGGCCCAAGCAGCACCAGCTCCCCCGGCTTCGTCATCGGCTCGGCCGGCGGCTCCGGGACCGCGCCGTCCTCCACTACCGTGCGCGGGAACAGCTTACCCAGGTCAACCTCGAGCGCCGGCAGCCGAAGGTCCCTCGCCAAGTCGGGCAGCGCCGCCTTGACCTCGCCGAGGATCGCCAGCGCGTCCGCCGTCCACTCGCCCGCGATGGCCGGGGAGTTGAGGGCAAGGTTCGCCGCCGCCTCCTCGTCCTCCGAGAGGTCCACGAGGACCACGTCCGTCTCGGTCACGCCGCGGGCCTCGAGCACTTTCGCCCGCTGGTGCCCCCCAACGATGCGGCCCGTGCGCTCGTTGACCACGATCGGCTGGACGAGGCCGAAGCGGTCGATGGACGCGCCCAGCCCCTTGAGGGCGGCATCGCTGATCGTCCGCGGGTTGCGCCCCCACGGCCGAAGGCCCGCCAGCCGGCGCGCCGCCCAACGCATCCGGCCGGGAGGCGGCGGGGCCCCCAGATCCCCCGACGCCGACACCGCGACCCCGTTCGACGGGGCCTCAGGGGGCTGATTCATAGGCGGAGTCTACCGCGGGAGGCGTGGCAAGGGGCTAGGGTTTTTGCCAGGGGGGCCGGGAAACGCCCCAGGTTTGGGGTAGGGGAGGATGGGGAGTATGGTTCCGGCCCTTAACGCGCGAGAGAGAAAAATGTATAGGGCTGGAAGTATGCTCCCTATTCTCCCCATCCTCCCCGGTTTGAGCACAAAATCGGGGAGGATGGTCATGGCGGGCTGCCCGACTCCCACAGGGTCGGGGTCTGGGAGGGGTCAGATAGGGGAGGATGCTCCCCTAGGTTCGCGGGGCGGTCTTGGGGGCTGACGACCATCCAGAGAACGGCGCTGTGAGAGGTGCCAGCCGAGCGGAAAGTGAGGCCGCTCACGATCCTACCGGCGGCCCCCCGGAGGGCGTATCCGAGGCGCCGGCTGTCGAGCTTGTCGGTGGGGGTCCGGGCGAATTCGGCGAGGGCGGCCGCAAGGGAGGGGCTGGTTTTCGCGCGGTCGATGGCCTGAGCGGTGGTTGAGGGCCCGGTCCCGAACGTCTCCCTCCAGGCACCAAGGGCGCCTCGGAGGCCGGCGATGTCCTCGTCACCCTCCTCACGGACGCGAGCCGTCGTATCAAGAGGGTCTTCGAGGCCAGCCCAGAGGAGGGCGCCGCGGATGAGGTCGTCCCACATCTTGAACGAGCCTCTCGGCGCCTTCCCGTGTGTTGGCCGCCCGGCGACGTGGTAGGCCCGGAGAAGGGTCAGGGCCGCGCAGACCAGCTCTTCGCGGTGCTCGAGGAGATGGCTGAGGAGGTCGGGATGCTTCCAACCCGTACGGTCCTCGGGATGCTCGCAACGCGGGTCGAGGTCGATCGGGATGACACGCCGGCCGAGCTCGCCCGCGAATCGCATGTTGTTGCCGGTCGCCATCCAGGTCATGCCGGTCAGGTCCACGGTGACCTGGCGCTGGACGCCGAGGACGCGGTCGGAGAACGTCTTGGCCGTGAGCGCGGCGGAGAGGGTAGTTGAGTTGAGGATGCCGGGGATGTTGTCGAGGAGAATGGGGCCCGTGCCGGCGAGGCCGAGGGTGACGAGGCGCTTTCGGACTTCGTCGTCTTCCCGTGGCATGGTCCAGCGGGTAGCGGGTCGGCCGGTGGCGAGGACGGAGATGGAGTCGGCGAGGAGGGTCTTTCCGGAGCCCGGGGTGGGGGCGCGGAAGGCGAAGAGGGGGGCCGGGTCTGGGATGGCATACCGGACGATGGTGGTCAAGAGTGCGGCAGCGAAGGCGGAGAGATCCGAGAGCGAGAGCCACGGGAAGTCGCAGAAGGGGGAGAGGAGAGCATCGAGAGCGGCCGCGCCGTCGGCATGGGAGGGCGTCTTGGGGATGACTTGGAAATGCGCGGTGCCTGGGACGTAGAGCAGGCCGCTTGCGTCGTCGTAACCTTGGGTCTGTACGATGGTTCCATCGTGTAACAGGGTTGGGCATTCTACGATGCCCTCGAGAGGTGGGAAAGGCCAGTCTCCACGGGACAGAAGGGTCTCGGCCACCCAAGGAGGCGGGAGTGTGTGTCGTGACTCGCCGTCGGCGGAGCGCTTAACCCACTTCGCGGCTCGGTCGAGGCGCTCACGGAGCCAGGGTCCGTCGGCCTCGATGATGACGGGCGAGCCCTGCGGTCGTTGGATGCCCTTGGGCGGACGGGCTGCTTCGTAGGTGACGCGGACGAGGCGACGGGCTCGGACGTAGATGCGGCTCGGGGAGAGGTCGGAGAGGAGCACGGCTTCGGCTTCGTCCGTGACGGGCGCGAGCTCGAGGCGGGCGATGATGGTGGGACGCGCGTCGTCGGCTGCCGTTCTCTTCCTCGGCGGCGGGTAGGGCTCGGCAGCTTGCAGAAGCGCATCAAGCATTTCCCGCGTCCCGCCGCGGGCTACGAAATCGGCGGCGTCGTCACCTTCCTCGCGTACGCCGGTCCACCGGATTCGCCTTGGGTCAACGCCGACCGCCTGAAGACCCTCGGCCAGGTGGGTAGCGTGCTTGTAGCCCGGGGCGTCATGGTCGGGCCAGACGTAGACCGTGCGACCCTCGATGGGCGTCAAGCTCGTGCTTGAGGGACAGCCATCGGCGCCCGTGACGGTAGCGAGCACGAGCAGGTCGTCGCCCGCGAGGCCGGTCAGGGCGTCGGCTGCTTTCTCGCCCTCGACCAGGATGACCGCCGCACCCGAGGGCAGCCGGGCCAATCGTTCGATGCCGTAGAGCGGGAGAATGGCGCTCCGAAGGCCCGCGAGACCCTTCCGTCCGTCCCGCTCCCACCAGATCCGCTTGCTGCCGTCGAGATGGTCGGTCCGGTGGTGGCGAGCGATGAGAGTTCCGGTCGGATCGCGGATGTCGTAGACGCGGGTCTGGAGGATGGGGCTTCCCGTGGTGGGGCCCGACCGTGGCGGGAAGCAGTCTTTCTCGGACCATCCGAGCGGGGTGAGGATCGTGACGAGGGCGCAGCCGGCGTGGCACTTGGCGAGGAGGCGTCCGTCCTCGCCCTCGTCGAAAGAGAGGGAGGCGTGGCGATCGTCGTGGCCCGGGCAGCGTGCGCTCTTGCCGTTGGGGTGGCAGCCGTGGGCCTCGAGGGCGGCTCGGAAACGCTCGAGGATAGCGCCCATCAGAGGCTCGCGGCGAATGCCTGCCAGGCGTCGAGAACATCCCGGGCGAGATAGACGGTCGAGGCGAGGCGGAGAACGAACCAAGCGTCGCGGGACCACGCGATGGGTTGGCGAGTGTCGAGGGCGAGGAAGATGGGACGGCCGAGGGCGGCGGCGAAACCCATCTCGGCGAAGGTTCCGTAGGCCGAGGGATTCTCGACGAAGGCGAAGACCCGCTCGGCGCGGGCGATGCCGGCGAGGCTTCTCCGGACGACGTCGATCTCGGGGTCGGCGACGCCGCCGTCCGTGGAGGGGAGTCCCACGCCGACGCCGTGCGTGCCTGGGCCGTGCCAGCATCCGTGGTCGCACGAGATGAAGAAGGGCCCGGTGTAGGCGACGAGGAAGCCTCCGGGCGCGGTGACGCTCACGCTTTCAGGCGGGGGGTTGCCGGGAAGTCGTGCTTGGCGAAGATCGGGAAAGAGGGTTAATCGCCAGTCGTCGGAGCTGATCTTGCCGGCGAAGTAGAGCGGGAGGCCGGCGGAGGTGGCCGTGGGGTCAAGCATGCTGGGCTCCCCAGAGCGAGCCCGAAGGCTCGCGGAGGACGTAGGTCCCTCATCCGAGCCCGCCCCGCGGGGTTCCCGGGTGGTGTGCGCCAGACCAGGACGCCGTGAGGCGGAGAGAGGCGGGGCGGGGTCGGAGGGGGGCTAGGCGGGCTGACCATGGCGCACGTCCCCAGGATGCCCCTTCTCGCCGGCGCGAGTCAAGGGTTTTCCGGTGGGAGGCGCATGATCTCCTCGGGCGTCCCCCCGTACTCGGGGTAGCGCTCGGCCCAGGCGGGGTCGAGGCGGGCGAAGGGGATGAGGGGCAGGGCTCGCATGGCGGCCGTGACGTCCTCGGCCTGGGGCTTGCCGGCGGCGTCGAGGACGAACCGCTCGACGTCGGGCTCACGGGCGTTCGGGCGCCAGGTGACGAGCAGGGCTGCGTTCTTGGCGCGGAGGATCATGGGGAGGTTGGGAGAGAGGCGCATGTGCTCGCGGTGGCCGGCGCGGTTGCTGCTCGAGGTGACCTGGACGTAGACAACGCCGGGGCGTGGGCGGGCGGAGGGCAGGCCCGGGAGCGTGGTCGAGGGCGCGGGCTGGGCGGTGTCGATGGCCTCGAGGTCGAAGAGTCCCCAGAGGTCGCGCTTGACGTGGCGATCGGGGCGGAGGCCGTCGGAGGGGATGAGAAAGTAGCTCTCGACGTTGGCGACGGCGAATCCGCGGGCGCGGAGCCAGGAGGCGGTTTTGGAGGCGAGGGGGCGGGGGTGGGGCATGGGGGGTCTTGGTCGGTCGTGGGTCGTGGGAACGAAGCCCCCACGCAGGCATTGAAGGGGACCGACGGCTCTTCGCCGAGTACGAGAGACGGTGGTCGTGGGAACGAAGCCCCCACGCAGGCATTGAAGGTTGTCGTGCACGCTTTGAACACGACGGGCATGGGCAGTCGTGGGAACGAAGCCCCCACGCAGGCATTGAAGGCGCGGGAGAGCCGGCGGGCCAGCGCCGCCGGCGTCGACGTCGTGGGAACGAAGCCCCCACGCAGGCATTGAAGGAGGTCGGGAAGAGCACGTACACCTACGGCGTGATCCTCCGGTCGTGGGAACGAAGCCCCCACGCAGGCATTGAAGGTCGGCTCAGCAATTCCTGGAGATCCCCAGTGGCAACTACGTCGTGGGAACGAAGCCCCCACGCAGGCATTGAAGGAGCGGGCCCGCTAACTCCGCGCGCCAGCACGAAATGCGCGTGTGCCTGCGAGAGGGTCCGGAAACCGAGGCCGACGACGGCCGTCGAAGTGCCCGAAACGGCCGTAACTCCTTGCCCCGCCGGGCGCGAGCGATCATGGTTCACGTCGTCACCACCGGGGCGCTCGCGGCCAAACCCGCCCGCAGCAGGTTCTCCGCGGCCATCGCGTCCTGGTCGTACTGCTCGCCGCACCGCGAGCAGACGTGGAACAGCGAACGCCGATCCCACGTCTCCATCGAGCCGCAGCGGTGGAGCGTCGTCGTGTGCGCGGCGGGCACCCAGCGGGTCTCGGCCATCGCCTCCTCGACGCACCGTCGCAGGTCCGAGAGACAAGCGTCGCGGACGTGCGCGCGAAGTTCCGCCTCGGCCGGCGGCTCCTCGGGCGGCGGGAGGACGTGGAAGTCCCGGAGGTCCATTTTCTCCATCGTCGCTACACCGTAGCGCTTCGCCAGGTCCACTGCGAACCGGCGGTAGAGGTCGCGGCGCCGGCCCGCGAGCTGGTCCCGCAACTGCGCCTCGAACTCGTAGAGATGGCGGTCGCGCTTGCGCCACGCTTCCGCGGCGGCGAACGCTTCGGCGTCGCCGTCGAAGCGCTTTCCGCGCCACGCGATGACGAGTCGGGCGAGGCGCCTGGGAGCCCGCCATTGAGGGAGCGTCGCGGCCTCCTCGGCCATCCACGCGGGGAGCGTCCCGGCCGCGCGCCAAGAGGCGATCACATCGCGCACGAGGTCCCGCGCGGCGTTGAAGTCCTGATCGCGGACCGAGCGGATTCGTCGCGTGCGGGTCTGCTCGCCGAGCCAGTCGGCGGGAAGGGTCAGTTCGCCCTCGGCACCCGTCTCGTCGCGCCAGTACGCAACGCGGAGTTCGCCCGAGGGACGGAGCCGCCACCCGACATCGAGCCCGACGACCCCCTGACCGCGACGACCGGGCCAAGCGGCGCGGGCGAGCGCGAGTTGGAGCGACCATCGGTAGTGCGTGCCCACGCGGCGACGGATGAGATGGGCGCGTTTCACCCGCGCGTCGGGCGGGGGGAAGCGATGGACCACGAGCGGGAAGCGCGCCCAGACGGGCTCGCGGTCCAGTGACGCCACGCGAACCCACGCCTGGGTGTGGACACGACGGGACTTGCGGCCATCCTCGGCCGGGGGGAGGGGGGCGTCGATCCGCACGAGGGTGCCGTCCCCTCCGAAGACATCCGCGACGGACAGGCCGTTGATCGCGTGGGCCATGAGATGCCCGCCGCCATCCCATCCCCTGAAGCGCGGAGGAGCCCCGCGACGGAAGGAGGCCGCGGACTCCTCGACGTGGAGGTAGGTGCCCCAGTAGAGGCCCGACGCAGCACGCAGGCGCTTCTGCTCGGCGGAGGTCCAGATGTTAATGGCCTCCTGTTCCGCCGTCCAGGGCTCGGAGGCGAAGAGAGCGGAGCGCAGCGCCTTGCGGCGCGCTCGCGCGTCCTTGAGGGCCACGCGGGCGGCCTTCGCCTCGGCCTTCTGCGGGGGCGTCGCCACCCGCGCCCGCTGGCGGGCGTTCTCGGTCGTGATGTCGCGTCGCGCGAACCCGAGTGCGGCCTCGGCGTCCGCCACGGCTTGCTCGGCCGCGACAAGGTCGGGCGAGAGGCGACGGAGCGCCTCATCGGTCTTTGCGCGTCGAGCCAGCTCGAGCTCGACAAGCGCGTTGCGGTAGCGGGCGGCGAGGCGCATCTGCTCGATGGCGGTCTCGCGGCCCGGGAAGGCGGAGTGCTTGCCCTCCATGTGGCCGGTGCCGTAGGTCCAGAGGTGGGTGGGGAGCGAGTCGTGTCCGTACATGGGCCTAGTCTTTCGTCGGCCGATGCTCGGCGCACCAGCCCGTAGCGGGCAGCATCGGGAAGAGAGCGCGGGGTTGTTGGACGATGCGCCGGCTGGGGGCCGCACCGCGGGACATGAGACGCGTGACTTCGGGGACGGGGATGGTGTCGGTCGTGAGGACGATCTGCGGCGGGAAGCGCCGGCAGAAGCCGAGGGCGACTTCGTCCGGGCCAGGCGCCTCCGCGTCGGGGGGCCGGTAGAAGCAAGCGCAGGAGGCGCAGGTGGGGGCGTCCATCACTTCGCCCCGTTCGCCAGTCCGCTGGCCAAGTTCGCGCGGGCGGCGTCGAGAGCGAGGGCGAGGGCCTTGCGTTCCTTCCGCGCCTCCTTGACGGCGTGGAAGGCTTCCGTCTTGCGCACTTCCTTCCGCGCGGCCTTCAGCGCGTCGCGCATCTCAACCACGCGCTCATCGGCGTCGAGCGTGGCCTTCTTGTAGGTCAGAGGTCGGTCTTCGCCTCGGTGACGCCTTCCTCGGCCTCGACCTCGGCGAGCGTGGTCTTCATGGTTTCGAGCCGCGCGTCGAAGACGGCGAGGGCTTCGGCATCGCGCACGATGGCGACGGCCGCGCGCTGGGCGGCCTCGAAGTCGAAGACGACTTGGTGATGGGCGGCGGGGGTGAAGTCGGGCTTCGTCATGTCACGGCTCCTTTGTAGCGTTTGGCGGTGGGAATGGAAATACCGCTTGCGCGAGGCTCACGCTCGCGGCGTCTTTCGGGCTCGCGCCGGCATCGGCGCGGGAAGGGAACGGTCAATGAGCGACGCGACTTCCTCGAGGGACAGCCCGAGCAGCCGGGACAGCCCGACGTGGACGGCCGCGGACTGGCGACGCCCGAGGAGAGCGCCCGAGAGCCCGGCGTAGTGGAGGCCGTGGATCTTCCGCTTCTCGGCCAGGGTGAGGAGGTCCTTGAGCTTGTGGAGGCCGGTGAGCCGCCAGGCGGCGTCGCGGAGGTTGCGGAAGCGGGGTGGGGTGGTCATGGGGGATTGGTCTCCATCCGGCGGTCGAGGATGGCCTGCAGGCCGCAATCGCAGGGTCGTGGTCGGGCGCGGCCGGTACGCGCGTCACGGTCAAAATCGCACGAGACGTCGTGTACCGCGAACTCGACCAGCGCTTCCGCGACGGAGCGCCATGCGTCGGCGAGAGCACGGAGGTTGGCGACTGGATCGGGGTCGATCATGCCGGGAGCGTCCGGATCTCGGCCAGCTTGGCGACGGCGGTTCGTACCGCGTCCTCGCAGGCGCCGAGGTCGGTGTCGGGCGTGCCGAGCGTGGCGAATTCGTCGTCGATGAGCGCGGCCTCGGCGTCGAGTTTCCCGCGCCGAACGGACAGGATGTTCACGCGGTCGATCGCCACGAGGAGGGCGGTGACCCGCTCGCGGAAGGCGGGCCCCTTGGCTTCGATGGCCTCGCGCTCCGCGGGCGTGTGGGCGTCGCGCCAGGCGGCGAAGCGCGAGGGCTTGCGGGACTTGGGCGGGGCCTCGGCCGGGACGGGGCTGGGGGCGACGATGTCGATGGGGTCATGCATGGGGAAGGGCCTTTCGTGGGTGAGGACTCAGAAGCCCATCAGGCGGGCGACCAACCCGACGAGCGGGAAGGCGATGAGCCAGGCGAAAGGGATCGGATCGTTGGGGTCCACGGGAGGCGGGGACGTCCTGGCGGCGGCGGGTCCTGCCGTGGCCGCCCGAGAGGGCGCCGTCTTCCGCACGTCCTCCTCCTTGACCGGTTCCACCTCGGGGTACTTCATATCACGCCCGGGCGTGATACGGATCCACCCCGTCTTGCCGACGAGCAGCCCCGTGGCGAACGCTTCCTCGCCGAAGTGGATCGGGGTCACGCCGCGGGCGTTGAGGTCGGCGCAGTCCACGCCGAAGCGCGCGCAGAGCCTCCGGATCGTCCAGCCGGCCTTGTCCGAGCAGGTGAACATCGACGTGACCTCGCGGCCCTCGGGGTCCGTGAACACGGCCATGAACTTCGCGGAGCCGTCGTTGGCCTGGAACGGCTCGCCGTCTCGGGGGCCGAAGACGAGGCGGTCGATGGTGACCCGATGGTCGCCCATCGGGAGGGAAGCGGCGCGGGGACCCGCGCCGGAATCGTCGGTCCAGTCGTAGGGGGGCATGTCATTCCTCGGGGGTGGTGGAGTCGTCGGATTCGGATGGAGTCTCGATCATCCGGCCGCGGAGTCGGTTGACGGCGAGGGCCAGGATGCTGGCGTCGGTCCGATGGGCGGCGAGGAAGGCCGCGATCTTGGGGCCGTCCTCGGGAGCTAGGTGAGCGAGCATGGAGCACGCTTCGTCGTAGAGGGCCTCGGGCGCGGCCGGCCGGGCGGCACTCCTCGCCTTGGCGTAGTCCTCGTAGTCGAGGGGCAGCGTGGCGGGGAGCGAGCACCGGTTCTTCGCGTCCCACGCGGCGGCGTGGGTCGTGTGAAGGATGCGGCGTCCGGAAGCGATGGCCTTCGCCTTCGGCCCATCCTTCCGCACGTTCTCTTCGTGGCAGGCGAAGAGCACCGTGTCCGCCCACTGCTTGAGCAAGGCGGCAGCCGCCTTGTGGACCGTCGGCTCGAATCGGTCGTAGTTCTCCCCGGACGGATTGGAGAACGTCCGGATCTGCGCGTGGGCGAGGAGCACGATGTCCAGGCCGCGCGCATCCCGGATGCGGTCGAGCATCGTGACGATCTCCCGCCACTGGGCGAGCGCGAGGGTGTAGCCCTTGCCGTAGCCGAACGCTTCGATGTTTATCTTCCCCCCTCGATCGCAGACATCCCTCCAGATGCGCGGCTCGAGGGCGTCGGCGGTATCGAGCACGATCGTGCGGAAGGCGTGGTCTTCCGTGGAGAGGCTTCCGAGGGCGTCGAGGACGTCGGGCAGACCCGCGTGGCGGAGGTCGATGCTGGCGACGTCGAGGTGGTTGATGCCTCCCTCGAGATCGAGGAAGACGGGCGCTGGCGCAGCGGCGGCCCATGTGGACTTGCCGATGCCCTCCGTGCCGTAGAGGAGGATGCGATCGGGTTCCTGGCGCTTGCCGGTGTGGATGGTGAGAGGCATGATCATTCCTCCTTGGGGCGGGGCTCGCGTTTGCGGCCCCACACGGGGTCATCGTCGATGTCGCTGATGTTCTTGCGCGCGGCCTCCTCCCACGCATTCTCGCGGATGCTCTGGCGGACGTTCTCGGGCAGGTCGTGCTCCTCGTAGGCCCGCCCGTCGTTGCCCTGGGCGGGCCAGTAGACCTCGCATTCGGGGGCGCTCTCCGTCTCGCGCTCGGCCGGGTGGAGCGCGCAGGTGACAGTCAGGACGACCTCGGGGCCGACGCCGAGGCCGCCGCAATCTGCGCAGGCGGGACGGTCCTCGCGGTCGAGGCCGTCGCACATGCCGCACGGCGGCTCCCAGCCGAGGGTCACGGTCACGGTGGCGCTCATGGGGCCACCACGGCGGCTGGCGCGATCCCGGCGAGGAACGCGAACAGCGCACGGAGGGCGGGAACGTACTGGGCCTTCTCCCCGGGCACGTGCTTGCCCACCAGGGACTCCACCAACCCGGGCCACTTGGGGAGGGTGTGCCGCTCGCATCCATACTGCAGCAGCACGCTCTCGTCCTCCATCCGCACGGCCCACCAGCCGAAGCCCAGCAGGTAGCCGGATGCGATGAGCGTCTTCACCTTCGCGCCGTCGAGGGACGCGCCGACGAGGGACGCGCCGACGAGGGACGCGCCGTCGAGGGACGCGCCGACGAGGGACGCGCCGTCGAGGGACGCGCCGACGAGGGACGCGCCGTCGAGGAACGCGCCGACGAGGGACGCGCCGTCGAGGAACGCGCCGACGAGGGACGCGCCGTCGAGGAACGCGCCGCGGAGGGACGCGCCGTCGAGGGACGCGCCGTCGAGGGACGCGCCGACGAGGGACGCGCCGTCGAGGAACGCGCCGTCGAGGAACGCGCCGTCGAGGGACGCGCCGTCGAGGGACGCGCGGGCTGCTACCGCCTCGACCACCGCCGCGCGCAGGTCGGCCGCGGACTCCGAGTGGTAGAGCACCGCCCTAGTATGGCGGTCTAGGATATCGACGTTCATTGAGGGGCCTTTCAGCGGCCGAGCGTGGCCGCGTCGGTGGCGTGGGGGCAGGTGGAAGCGAGGAGGGCCTCGACGTCCGCGTAGGTCCGCGGGCGCTCGAGGCGGCAGGCCCGGCAGGCGAGGACCCGGAGGCGCGCCGCCGCCCAGCGCGCGGCGCGGGCGAGGTAGGCGCGGGCGAACGCGGCGTACTCGGCGGCGGTGGCGGGACGGCCCAGCGTGTCGCTGAGGCAGTCCCGGTCGGTCGCGTCGGGGCGGTCGAACAGGCCGTGGGTCTCGTCGGCGCAGACCTCGGCGGCGGCGGTCACGCGGTCGGGAGGGGGCATGCGGCGCTCCTTTCGAGCCAGGCGACGGCGCGGGCCCCCGCGCCGAGGCTAGCGTTCAGGCTCGCGTGGGCGTAGGCGTGGCCGCGCCGGTACTCGTAGGCCAGCAGGGCGAGGAAATGGACGTGCGTGGAGACGAGCGCCGAGTCGATCTCCGCCTGATGGCGTGGGCTCCGCGTGTAGCGCTCGGCCTCCCGCGCGCTGCATCCGTGGGCCTGGGCCCAGGCGCGTTCCTCCGCTTCGCGCGCGCGATGGTAGCGGTACCGTGTGACGGCGCCGCGGGCCAGGGCGGCGGCGACGCCCGCGAGGAAGCGGTACTCGTCGAGGGTCATGGACGGCCCTCCTTTCGGGGCAGGACGGTCTCAAGGATCTCGGAAGGCCGGGGGAGGTCGTCGGCCAGCGTCACGCGAGCCTCACGAGCGCCCAGAGGGCGTAGAGGGTGGCGAGGGCGGGCGGGACGGCGCAGAGCGGGTGCGCGGTCCAGCAGATGGCGGTGATGAGGGTGCCGACCGCGCCGATGAGGCCGAAGCCGGCGAGGCGGGCGGTGACGCTGACGCGGGGGTCCACGCCGTCGGGGGGGAGGGTCACGGCTGCGCCTCGGGCCATGCCCGCTCGACGGCCCGGAGCCGGGCCTCCCACGGGGCGCGCTCGTCCCGC